CTAACCAAGGTATTTATCAATAAACCTTTGCAGATCTTTTTTCATGGCTTTAGTATCAACCTTTTCAACCTTAGCTTTTGATTTACTTTGTCCTGCTTTTTTAGGTCCCGTTCCTGTTAATAACCAATCCAATGAAAAATTGTACAACTGATTAAGTTTTACTATTCCTAAAAGAGGAGGTAAACGTTTTCCTTGTTTCAAATGCCAAATCACTTGTCGTTGGAGTTGAAGATTATCCATCACTTCAGCGACTGTATTTTCTGGATAGTTGATGTCATTTCTAACATCATTAACAGCCTCCAGAAAACGTTCTCGAATTGGAGCATACTGGATTTCCTCATCGTGGGTTTTCATTCCCATAGTCAGAGTTATTTATTTAATGAATCCTTGAAATTCCTTTTAAAAACATTGATTTCAATACTATCGATTGTACGCTCTATTTGCTTTTTCTTCTCTTCAGTTATGTTTATGATTTCACCAACATCATTAGTAACTACACCAACAAGCATTGGCATAGGTTGAGTTCGTGTATAACTATTTGAACTATAAACTTCAATCTCTGCTAACAGCTTTAAATAATTAATAGCATAAGCCGCAGAATCAGAATTTGCATCTATTCTGTAAGATTGAATATTTTTAGTTCCATCTGGTGTCTTAAAAACAATAGTACCATTATACTCCTTAGTTTGATTCGTGATATCACTACAGGAACATAATACTAGAAGAATGCAAAGCGCAATAAAGTTTTTCATTTACGTAAGTTGAATGCCTGCTTTAACACGGAATACAGCAATTACCTCAGACCAGCTAAGTTGATAATTAGGATAGGCTTCTTTGTCTTCATTATAGCTTCTCAATTCAACTTTTGTTTCATCCCCTGGCACTTTGTACAGTCGTTTTATATATCCTTCATAGTTCAAATCAATAATGTAATAATCTTCACCAGGCCTGATCAATTGTTTGTGCGTAAGCTTTTCACCAATTACAATTCTAGTTCCATTAGGATACTTTGGAGCCATACTATGGCCTTTTACTTCGATAGTTCCAACTGCATCTGTAATTAAAGGTGTTTCAATGTATTCAATGATTAATTCAGGTTCATCATTGTACAACTGAATTGCACCAGCCGATGCTTTGATATTTGTAACCGGTATCGGTTTCGAGTTTTCCTTCAATGCCAATCTCATCAGTATGTGTTTTTCTTTGGGGTTAGGTGCTACTAAAAGATTAGAATTCTCACCAATAATAGGTTCGCCTTTATCATGAAAAAGCCAATCTGTATTTAAGTCAGGGTAGAGGTTTGAAATTTTCTTAAGTACGTCGACTGAAACAGAACTATTGCGTTCAACTGCTTTCCTTAAAGTACTATTTCCTACTCCAAGAAGTTTTTCAAGGGTTGAGATTCTTAAATTCTTTAACTCAAGAATCTTCGAAATTTTTTCAGAATTGGCCATTTGAAAACTTTTTTAGAAAAAAGTCCTTTAGGATTTTGTTATTAGGACAATTGTCCTATTTTTGTCCTGTTATTAAAAAATAACAACAGGATACAAATTAAAACAAAAAAAGTCATTCCCTCAAAGGAAGGATATGCACATCAAAGCATGTGACAATTCACAAACTCAAAAAAATGGAGAAACTAACGAATGAATTATTAGAAGCAATCAAAGAATCAGGACTGTACCACAACTCTGACTGCTCACAATTAAGTGAGCTATCTAAACAACAAGGTCTGAGAAATGGAAAAGGATATACACACACTCAGATTAGAAATGTAATAAAGTACCAGTTCGCCACAACCAAGGAGTTGATCACATTGATAATGTCATTCTATGAGAGTAAACAAGCAATGAGGGAGAAAATAGAAGCAGAACAAAAAAGAATGGCATCCAAATTTTTACTAGCAAAACAACTTAAACCTGTATACGCATGAGAAAGCCTGATGTGAACGGTTTAATTCAAAAATATCAAAGCCTTGAAAGCCTTGCAAAATCAATGCAGTTGATGGCAAGTAAAGTTGCTAAAGAAGCTAACAAAGCCAGAGTTGAACTGGAGCGGTTCTCCGCTCCAGCTCCCAAGGGGGCAAATCGAATCAACAAGCAGATTGAGCTAGCGACCGAGATTGTTTTAAAACGAAATCAAAGAATAGGAAATGCTAAGACCAGGTAACATAGTGATAGTAGTTGAGGATTGTGAAATTCTGAAATGTTTCGATGAAGCTCAAATAACCACACTTGAACCTACACACCCTGAAGGAAAATTCTACTACTGCTATTCCTACGATAAACAGATAGGAGAGTGGTTGTCGATAAATAAAATTAAGCGATTAACTAAAGTGGCGGCCACTGCTGCGAACAGTGACCACCTGAATCAAAAAGTAGAAACATGGCAAAGCTAATCAAAAATCTAAAAGTCTTCATTGAAGGGGAAGACGTTGGAGCACTATTGGTAGAATACGATTTGAGCGTATCGTATGATAACCATGAACAACATCCTGACAATTTTATTCAAAAGAAGGATGAGTTTAGAAACATCGAAGCTATCAATCGAGTAGAGCTTCAGTTATTCCACAAGGTATCTGTTGACATACTGCCTCAAATCAAGCATTTGAAAGACATTATGCAACGCATTGAAAATGAAATCCTTGATGCTATTGAAAGTAACTCTGTTGAAGAATTGATAAGAGAAGCTAAGGAGGTGCTACATCATGCTGCCTAAATACATAGCACGTCTTCCAAAAGAGATACCTGTTATTCCAATGTTCCGAATCGTAAGCCAATATGTGAAAGCTAAAAACCTTCCTTTTACGATCAATCGACCTGAGCAATTCTATGCTTCATTTATTAACTACTGCAATTACGCTGCAATAAATAATTAACGATGCCTGAATTCAAAATTGAGCAACCTTTTGCAAATGATTCTGAGAGAGCATTTGCAGAAAATATTCAAGCCCTAATCAACAATGTGGTAGTAGCCGATTGCCGAAAGCTAGCGGCACCTATCCGCACACTATGTGAGCCATGCGGAGTAGACATGATTATCGGTTGCGGTGGTAGCCATGTCTACATCCACCGAGCAACTGAGTTCGTTGCAGGCGAACACACAAACGCTAACAACATTCGTTGGGCAATCATCACCGATTAAATCACCAACCCCACTTCGGTGGGGCACAACCTCGAATAACATGACACACACATCAGCTCCATGGCACGTAAAAAACTCCGATATACTAGATGGCCACGGACGAGAGATTGCCACTACAGCTTTCAGCAACTTAGACAGTGTGCTAGTGGATAGAGAGAACGCAGCTCGTATAGTGGCTTGCGTAAATGCGATGGAAGGCATCGAAGACCCTCAGAAGCATCGTGAAACTTGGGACGCAATCAAGTACTTAGAGCTGGATGCATACCATAGCCTCAAAGAAAAATACGACCAGCTGTTGGAAGCGTTGGAGTTGTCAAGAAAGTTCATTCTCAAGTCGGGTATCAATTACGATAACGCAGAGGTCTACAATGCCATAAACGGAGCAATCGCCAAAGCAAAAGGAGGTGGCCATGAGTAAGCACACACCGACACCGTGGAGAGAAAACAGTCAAGGCGATACAGAGTATATCTTCTCAGAAATTCACGGGGCTATTGCTACTATCGCTCATGGCGGATTGCAGCGTGACGAGCATAAAGCCAACGCTAAACGCATCGTTGCTTGTGTAAATGCTTGCCATAACATACCAGACGAACACCTTGCAAATGCAGCCGAGAATACACGTATCATCATTGGCAATGCCAAAGCGATGGAAGAGCTCCTCCGAGAAGTAATAGAATTCGACCGCATTAGTAACGGCAGGCTTCCAATACCACTTAGTACCATAGCTAAAATCAAAGCCTACATATCAAGTTAGTAGCTACATACGGCAGTCATATTTGCGAAAGTGCTTTTGAGGATCTGCCATATCAAAACCTGAAAACGCACGACTCCAACCAGCTATGCTGGGTTATGGAGGTAGAAGGGCCCCTCTAAATCGTTCATCATTTTTTCATTATAAAACCAATAGTTATGCCCATCTTAAAAGCAGAAGATGCATTACCAGAGTTACCATCGGTAACAGTAATTTATGGCGATCCAGGTGCTGGAAAAACAAGCTTAGCAAACACCGCCAACAACCCAGTTCTTATCGACTTTGACCGAGGTATTAAACGTTCTTGCAATCGTAAAGAAACGTTCATACCCGACAATTGGGAGGAAATCCAAAGTGAAGAACGGAACGGTTATTTCAAAAAATTCAGTACGATTATTATGGATACTGCTAAAGCTGCACTAGATGATTTCCTCATGTCGTACGTATGCAGATTAGACTACAAAAACGTAAAGAACAAGTTACAAGCCTATGGTGCAATTGGCGATGAATTCAAAAGATTCATCAATGCATGTAGGGAATCAGGTACAGACATTATCATTATAGCACATGCTAAAAAAGATGAGGACTTAAAGAAAATCATTCCCGATGTAACTGGCCAGAGCTACAACTTACTGTTACGAATTGCTGACCAAATAGGCTATGTAACATATAAAGGAAATCAACCTGTTATCATTTGGAGTCACACAGATACCAGCGTAGGAAAGAACACAGCACAGCTCCCTGAAACACCAATACCACATAAGGATACAGCTGACTTCAGAAATTTTATGGCAGATGTTATTGCAAAAGCAAAACTCTCCATGAAAAGCCTTTCAGAAGCACAGCAAACACAGCTAAGGGTATTGGAAGAGTTTATGACTAGAATTGAGAATGCAACTGAAATTGTTGACTTAGGATTAATACTATCAGATAGCGAATCACTTCCAAAAAGTGCTAGTCAACAAATTGTTCACCTTATTAAAGAGCGTGGCAAAATGATTGTTCCTAGCATTGAAACTTGTGATGGGTTAAACGGTGCAATTGCCCTTTTCACCACCGCTCCTTTGAAATTAACTAAGGATGTAACAACCGTCATTAAAACTGTTCAAGATAAACTCTCACTAAAATGGGATGAAGGCAAGATGCTCTTTTACAAAGAACAGGTACAGCAAAACCCCACTGAAAATCCTTCAAGTCAATCCACCAACACCCATTTGAATACTGCGAATTTGAATGATGGTGTTCAACAACCAATGTTCTCTTAATCAATCATTTTAAAGAATCAAAAATGGAAACAGCAACACAAAAAGCCACAACTGTGGTAGTTATCAACCCTTCAAAAATTCTTACAGGAGAAGCACAATCGGTAAAAGCTGACTTATCAAAATTTGATGTCGCCAAACAACAGGCAGATTTGGTAAAAGCAGAACTTGATAAGTATCAGGTTATCACAACAGAAGAAATCGCAACCAAGGCGATTGAAACAGCAAGCATGGCGAACAAAGTAGTTAAAGCCATTGAAGAAAAAAGAAAGCTCATTGTTACCCCTTGGAATGATGAAGTTAAAACCATCAACAACTATGCAAAAGGATTGATGGAACCCATTGAAAAAGCTGTTAACAGCGTAAAGAAATCTGTGATTGTTTTTCAGGAACAACAGGAGCGTTTACGCATTCAGCAACTTTTAGAAGTACGTAGTACCATACTAACAGGTTTAGGCTTCAAGCTGCATCCATCTAACAACTATTATGTATGCAAAGAAATTGATGCCATTATGAGTAAGTCAGAAATGACAACCCTAAAAGATGCTCAATTTAATCAGGCTGTGACAGGTTATGAAGCTAGTTTAAAAGCTTATGATGAAGAGCAGAAACGTAAGGCTGAATTAGCTGCAAAAGAAACTGAAGAGAGAAACGAGATTAACAGTGCATTTAGTGACAGCCCAGTGCAAGCAACAGTACCAGCTCCAGTTACAGCAGAAGTGATGCCAACACCAGTACCGGCACGTTCAATTCCGACCAATATACCCACTTCTCCTACAGCATCCACTTTCAAGGCAAAAGGAACAACCGTTAGATGGGTGTTTGCAATTGAAAACGCTAATGAGGTGCCAAGGGAATACTTGATGGTTGATGAATCAAAAATTAGAAAGGCAGTTCAAGATGGAGTTAGAAGCATACCTGGTGTACGCATCTATGAAGATAAGTCAATCACTTTAAGATAATACCCGAGCCCCTTCGGGGGCTTCAATTATAATACCATGAAAAAAGTTTCAGTAACAACATTAGAAAAGTTCCGTCGCTATCTGGCTGATGCTTCACCTTATGATACTAAAGAAGCAGTAATAGATTCTATAAAGGGTTTTTTCACAGGTAACGATAAAACCCGAATAGGGTCAGCTTATCATAAAATCATTGAAGGCCGCTATGAAGCCATGCCGAATGGAAGCATCCTTACAAAAGCAGATGGGTTGACATTTTGGTTCACAGAAGATCAAGCAGCTCCAGCATTGTTTTACAAGTCGCAGCATTCAAAGGTTGTATTTGAATTGCCTGTTTCAAAAGTGTATCAGGTACCAGGTTATTTACCCATTCAAGTAGTTGGACGTATTGATGGCATGGAAGGAATAAAAGTTCGTGATACAAAAACACGCTTTCGCCATGTAGATCAGAGTGACTATACCGAAAGTGTCCAGTGGAAATTTTACCTCGATATGGTTGGTGAGCGTCAATTTTTTTACGATGTATTCGAATTCAAAAACTTTTCAAGTGTCCAATACAACAGACAAGGCATTGCTGCTTTGAATAGTGATGTTCAAATTATTGCACATCCTGAATTAAGCTGTATGTGGGATGATAACTGCTACGATGAAATGATTGAACTATTACAAATGTTCAATGGATTCATAGAGACCTATAACCTAGGCAGTTACTTGAAAAACGCTGATCAATAATTAAATCATTTTCCAATTTATTAACATGAAAGTATTATTCTTCTATACAGAAACAAACGGCTTACCCATTAACTACAAAGCATCTTACGAGGATGTAAACAATTGGCCGAGAGTTATACAACTTGCATGGGTACTTACTGATGATAATGGTGATATCATCAATCAATCAGCCAACCTAGTACAACCAGATGGTTGGGAGGTTCCGAAAGAAAGTTTTTGGATCAATAACGGCCATTCTACTGAAAGATGTTTAGAGCTAGGATTCCCCATAGAAAACCTTTTACAAGACTTCTTAAAAGCTTGTTACAGTGCCGATGTTTTGGCAGCTCACAACCTAAACTTTGACCACCGGATTGTATGGGCAGAAATGATTCGTGCTGGTATAGAACCTAGAAGAGGTATGCATAAAATATGCACCATGTTAGCAAGTACTGGCTATTGTGCCATCCCTAATACAAAAGGATATGGCTTTAAATGGCCTAAGCTTGAAGAACTACATTTCAAATTGTTTGAACGTGGTTTTGATGGTGCACATGATGCACTTGCTGATGTACTTGCAACAAAAGATTGCTTCTATGAACTTTTAGAAAGAGGCATCATTCAATTACCAAAACAAGAGGAGGTTTAAAATGGTAACCATTGATGCAGTAAAAAAACTCTTCGAACAATCCAAGCAGGAAAAGATGGTATTCCAACCAGAGATTTCAGTTAAACGAAGCAATGATACACTGTACATCAGTGAACTGAAAGCAACCAAGGTTAACATTGTTGCCCTTGTAGAAGTTGGAGCCGGTGGGGATAAAGCCTCTATACCGCTTGGGATGCTTTGCCCCAAATCACTATCAGCAATTCATTCACGCCTTAGCAGGCACTAAAAAAAAAGTGGAACGCCTATCTGAAAGTAAACGCAAGTTTCAAAACGCACTAGAATTTCTTGCAAGAACATACGGTATACGCCAAATATTCACAGATCTATTAGACACACTCCTGTATCCTTTAATCATTGATGATAGCGGAGCATTAGCAAGAAATCCCCTTCCACAATACAAACAGAATGAAATAGAAATTTTTCAACAGATGATGTTGGATGTAGGGACTATTATGGATAATGATGGAGTTGGACTATATGATGCATTAGGTGATTTGTTTATGGAGTTCTTATCGTTTGGTAAAAATGGACAGTTTTTCACACCGCAATCTATCTGTGATATGATGGCAGCGATGCAAGGAGAAATGGAGGACGGCAAAAGTGTTTACGACTGTGCATGTGGTTCAGGCAGAATGCTATTAGCAGCTGCAAAGGGTAATAGAAATCTAATGTTTTACGGTAGCGATTTAGATAGCACTTGCGTAAAAATGACAGCAGTCAACCTTGCTATGAATTCGCTGAAAGGAGAAGTGGCATGGATGAATACCATAACGATGGAGCATTTCGGAAGTTTCAAAATTCATAGGTGCCCATTTACGAGGTTGCCATTCATTACCACTTTACCGAAAGGCACTTCAGATATGATAGGGCGTTTGAGAAACACAGAACCACCGGCACCGATTGAGGAGGTGCCCAATGAACCAATAATTATTCAACAACAACTAACGCTATTCTAACTACTTCAATATGCAACAACGTAAAGGGTCGGCTAAGTACAGAATGATGTGCAATCAACTTGATGCCATGGGTAAGATCATACACATCCACTATGTCGGCCCTAAGCGTTATGAGTTACACCTCAACTATGAAATAGTGAAGCAGTACAAGAAGCGACAAAGCTGTAACGATTACATCACAAAACTTTATAAAACACTCTGTTATGACAGAAATCGCTAGACAAAAAATTCAGGTTAAGCAAATCATGCTTGATCCAACCCAACCACGCAAAACATACAACGAGCGTGATATGCTTGAATTAAAAACAAGCATGGCAAGTGTAGGGATGTTACAACCAATTATGGTTTGTGCAGCTAAACAAAAAAACAAGTACACCCTCGTTTTTGGTGAACGACGTTTAAAGTGTGCCCAGGCACTTGGCTGGAAAGAGATTGACTGTACTGTAGTTGAAATGACTGAGGAACAAGTAAAAGAGGCTCAGCTTGTTGAAAATTTGCAACGCAGGGATGTACATCCGATGGAAGAAGCTGCTGCTTTTTTGAAGTTATCTGAAAAATACGATACCAAAGAAATTGCACTACGAGTAGGCAAGTCGGAAGCTTTCGTAGTACAACGTATCAAATTGAATCAGTTGGTAGATGAATTGCAAGAACTATTCCTTGCGAACGCGTTTAAACTAAAAGATGCGATTGCACTCGCCACACTTGACGCCAAAGAGCAAAAAGAATTTATCAAGGAGAGAGTGGATACCAACTGGAGAGAGCGAAAGGATTATGAGATCAATGGTATTTGGTGGTATGTTGACAGAAAGCATATTGAACTTGACGATGCACCATTTGACTTAAATGATGCAGAATTGTATCCAGAAGCAGGTGCATGTACCAAGTGTCCGTTTAATACTGGTAATACTCCTTTACTATTTGAAGAACCTCAAAGTCAATGTACCAAGGGTACATGCTTTCAAATAAAGCTTGATAGAAACTACAAGCAAAAAATTGAACTCCTCACAAAAGACCCCGAAATCATACCTGTAATCACTGCCTGGTCCATCGATGAAGATGATAAACAGAAAATCAATCATTTGAACAGTTTAGGATTGGGTGCATTAAAGCGTGATGATTTCGAAACCATTGAAGCACCAGACCCACTACTATCATTTGAGGCATGGAAAGACGATGAAGGCTTGGACGATTATGATGAAGATGCAGCACTGGACTACGAACGATACAAAACAGACCATCAAAATGAAGTGGAAGCGTATGAAGCTGCTATAAAAGAGGATGGTGTTAAAAAAGCCGTAATCGTTGTTGGTAACAATACCTCTGATGAGGGAAAAGAAATTTTCATCAAACCTAAAGGTGAAGCGAAACTTACGATTGAGGACGTTTCGGAAAAGTCTATCCTGTCGCAAATCGTTGATATTGAAACCAATGAAAAGCAACAGGAAAAGAAAGATGCTGAAAAGGTTTGGGCCGAGGTAATCAAGCTTACTAAACAGGAAAGTAACCGACCGCTGTTGTTCCATAACAAACCTATCACCAGCATTGAAAGTAGACTGCTTGTAATAGCCATGTTTGAAAAGCTTGAGTACACTTTGAAGAACTATTTAATTGAAGACTTTGGAATGTCTGATGAACTAGAAACCTATCATGAAATCCCAGTAGATACTCAGTTTTCAGAAGCCCAAGTATTGAAAATTCAAAGAGCATTCTTAGTAAGCATTTTATTAAAACATCATGGCTCCCACCAAACCGTAGAAAGCAATAAAGGTGCGTATCAGTTCATCCAGCAATACTTACCTACGGCCGTAAGCACCATAGAAAGCCAACAGTTTGAAAAAACTGATAAGCGAAAGAAAGGTGTGGCAGCGAGAATAGCATCACTAAAAGCACAAATCAAAAAAGCTAAGTAATGGCACCTGATAAAGTAGCCTATTTTGAAAGGCTAGAAGCTTTGGTCAAAAAAATGCGTAGGGCTTACTGGCATGCAAGAAAATTTAAAAGCAAGCTATCTGCAGATGAAGCCCATCAAACAGGTTTGAACATCGACAAATTAATTAGGGAAGAAAACGAAAGGTTAGAACGCTTATCAAAAGAATTGAAATAGCATGGCTCAGGGAAAGCTTAGTAATTACATACCGTTGAGTAGAAAGTTTTTCGAACATCCGTTTTGGAAGGAAAAGCGGAAGTTATCGAAAGCCGAAGCATGGCTGTATTTAATTCAGGCAGCCAGATACGAGCCTGGTGAGACTAAAACAATCGTTGGAGGTAAAACGATCACTTACGGAAGGGGAGAGCTGGTAGCAAGTGTGAGATTTTTGGCTAAGGCATTTGATTGGGGGTTAGGTAATACAACGGATTTTTTGAAGCGACTTGAAACAGATGAAATGATTGTCAGGAGAATTGAAAGTGGACAGACTGTAATCTCTATTTTAAATTATGATTACTACAATAATCCGAACACTTTTCCGAACACTGAAAAGCCTATCAATAAAGGGACACAGAGAAATGGCCGAACACCATTCCGAACAGTTTCAGTACAGCAATCCGAACACCATTCCGAACACCGTTCCGAACAGCAAAACCCAATAGGGACAATGGATTCAGAGGAAAGTCCGAACACCATTCCGAACACTGTTCCGAACACAAACCCGAACAAAAAGAATACTACTAATAATAATAGTAGTATTAAAGAAGAAGAAAAGAATAGTATAACGCCGAAGCAACAACAAAGCTTTGACAACTTCAACACATGGCTATCGGAACATGCCCCTTCCGTATTAAAGATGGAACAGCCATTTACCGTAAGGGAATACGTGAAAATGTTTATCGAATACAAACAGCACCATGCTATCATATTCGATGTACTCACCAATATGCATAACACTAAAAAGCTTACAACGAAGTATAAAAGCGCTTACCTAACCTGCCGTAACTGGGTGAACCGTAGAACGGAAAGCCTAAAACCCAAAACTATTGCAACCCCAATAGCTGAAGCAAAACCATCAGATGATTATGCAATCCAAAGAGCAAAAGAAGAAGCGAGGACGCTCGAACTTGCCAAGCGTAGAACTGAACATGTGGGAGGGCAGGGTACCGCCACACTCAATGGATGTGGAGAAAGCCATGTTGGCCATCTTCCTAACCATACCTAAAAGCTTGGATGAAGTTAGTAGCTGGGTAACGGTGGACATGTTTTATAAACCCGAACACCAAGCCATTTATGCAGCTATGAGAAGCCTGCACCAAGATAACCGAGCCATTGACATAGTTACCGTAAGTGAAGCATTAAAAACCAAACAGGAACTTGATTTTATTGGTGGGCCTTACTACTTAGCTGAACTGACTAAAAACATCATGTACAATCAGGAGCTAAGCGACTACGCGGATATCCTACGAGGTTATTTCATCAAACGTGAAATGATTACAACTGGTGCTCAATTACTCACTGTTGGTTATGACGATACCGTTGCACCCGATGAAGCATTAGAGCTTTTTGATCAGAAGCTATTTGCCATGACGAAAGATGAAAGGGTTGCAGAATTTGTGGATCTACCTTCATTAGTGGCACAAGCGGTTATGAGAACCGAACACCTGATGACCAACAAACAAGATATTACAGGTGTACCAACTGGCTTTCCAGCTCTTGATAGTGTAACATTTGGCTGGCAGCAAACCGACCTGATCATATTGGCAGCTCGTCCATCAGTAGGAAAGACAGCGTTTGCCCTGAATTTGGCACGAAACGCTGCGGTTAGGGGTGTACCCTCGGCTTTCTTTTCCCTAGAAATGAGTGCCCTGCAATTAACGAATAGACTGATTGCCGCAGAGGGAGAAATTGACATGGAGCATATCGCACATGGAAGATTTGCCTCAACCCAAGAACACCTGCACTTTATTGAAACCGCCAAAGCAGTAAGCTTGCTAAAGCTGTATTTCGATGATACTCCAGCACTTTCAATATTCGACTTCAAGCGAAAAGCTCGGAAGTTGGTAGCCAAGCATAAGGTAGGCTTGATTGTTATTGACTACCTGCAGCTAATGAGTGGAAAAACTAACGATGTGTTTCAACGAGAACAGGAAATAAGTCTTATCAGTAGAACGCTCAAGGCCACTGCAAAAGAATTGAATGTGCCCATAATTGCCCTTTCGCAGTTAACACGTGCACTTGAAAAAGAAAAGCGGGAACCACAGCTGAGCGATTTGCGTGAATCTGGTGCCATAGAACAAGATGCTGATATGGTGGCTTTTCTGACCCGGGCAGATTACCAAAAAGAGGGAAACAATGTTGACCCCACCTTACGGAATAACGCTGACATGTTTATTCGGAAACATAGAAACGGTAAGTTGGAAAAACTATCATTCAAAACCGACTTATCGATACAAAAGTGGTTTGACATTGCCGATTGGTATAGCCGTGAAAAATTCAAGGTAACCAATGAGCCTGAGGAGCACTTCCATGATTTTTCCCTTGAAGATGAAACACTACCGTTTTAGTTATGCCCAAGAAAAAAAGCCAATGGGAGGGATGGACCCTAGAAAAATGTGCCTCGCTTAAAGCAAACGGGCACATTAGGGACTATCAAATGACTATTAATGGGGGTGTACCTCCTACAACCGAAGAAAAGCCGAAAAAACGCCACAAATACGGGGCTAATAAAACCGAGGTTGATGGGATTGTATTCGACAGTGCCAAAGAGGCAAAGCGTTACAAGGTGCTGAAGCTCTTACTAAAGGCAGGTTCAATTGGCTTACTAGAACGTCAGGTTCGGTTCCAGCTTAATGAGGGTGGCCGATTTTCATACGAATATGTTGCCGATTTCGTGTACCTGGACCATACTACCGGTCTGAAGGTAGTAGAAGATGCTAAGGGGTTTCGAACCAAGGAGTACTTAAAAAAGAAACGCCTGATGAAAAAATTACACAAAATTCAAATTAAGGAGGTTTAAATGAAACCAAGTAACTGGAATATCCAAGAACGTAATTATCGCAGAAAGCAATTCAGAGGAATGGGCAAAAATGTTGCCGTTGTATTTAGGTGGCGACAAGTAGCTAAAAGCTTTGAGCCTGCATTCATGTATGGATTATTTAGTCCATTCAGGTATACAAAAATCATTCGTTCACTTTCGTAAATAGCCTACCATGTTTTTAGTGACTGCTCAATCATTTGCCAATGAAATTGTTGATCAACTTCAACCATTTTGCCAACGTATACATATTGCTGGTAGTATACGCCGTGAAAAACCTGAAGTGAAGGATATTGAAATTGTTTGCTTGCCAAAGCTGGAGCATGTACCTACTGATTTATTTGGGGAAGGTTATACTCGGGTAGTGCCAGGCTTTCAAGCGGCAGTTGAAAAACTTAGCCATACCATCATCAAAGGGAAATTTGGAGGTAGGTACATGCAGTTTACCTTAGCCAAGCACCGACATGCTACAGTAGACCTATTTACCCCAACAGCGCAAGACTATTATCGCCAATTAGCGATTCGCACCGGCTCTGCAGAATATGCCAAGGAGGTTATTGCCAAGAGTTGGATGGCAAAAGGTTGGTGTGGGGCTGGTGAGGATGGGCTTCGCATGCAAAAGCATTGCATTAAAAAGCCTGATGGCTGGAAGTGTATCAATAAAACTGATGACTTGCCGCCAGCATGGGAAAGCGAGGAGGAATTCTTTGAATGGTTGGGAGTTGCTTACATACAGCCGAGGTTTAGGTGAAATTCTACTAATTAATAAAATTGATTCTGTAATACTAATTGAAAATTCAATGGTAAAAGGTATTTGTAATTAATTCAATAAATTTTTAAAAAATGGTAGATTTGACCATAGTACTTTCAAAAAATAACAATTTACAAGTTTTCACATTGACAATAAAATATAACTATGAGTCACCATAAATTTTTATTTATACTCGGTGCTGGAGCAAGTTGTAAGGAAAGTGATTTGCCATTATCTAAGGATTTGGCAAAATCAATCATAAAAAGGTTGAGCCCCAATGAAGTTTTAAGAATGCAAAAATCATATGCACAATTGACAGATGAAGAAATTAAAATTATAAAAGAAACATTTAGCGAAGCTGTAGATTGTGCGAATGAAAGTTTAAAGTTTAAAGATATAGATACTTATGCGAAGTACCTATATATAATGGAGGATTTCAATGGCTTGGAAAAAGTAAAAAAAATGTTAGCATTATTTTTTACTTACCAACAAATAGTCGAGAAAAAGGTAGATGATAGATATTCCAATTTTTTAATTGGGCTTCTAGAAAAGAAAAATTTCCCAAAAGAAAGAGTTTCAATCCTTACTTGGAACTATGATTATCAGTTAGAACTAGCTGCTTCTAATTTCTGGGGGCATGATAAACCAACTTTAAAGGATGAAAAAGTAAATTATTCCAAATTATTTTCTTATCCCAGTATATACAAACCAGAATTTAATGAAAAATTCCTACCAAATATTTTGCATCTTAATGGAATAGCAGGAATTGGTGACACTCCAAGTAACATCTATGGAATGCTAGAGAATAAAGAAAGATATGAAATTATACTAAGACTAATAAAACATTTGTCATATCCCAATACAACTGGAATTAATTTTGCTTGGGAAGAAAATTCATTTGCTTCTAGTTCTCAAGATATTTGGAGAAAAATGTTAGATGATGTAACAATCCTAGTTTGCATTGGTTATTCTTTTCCTTTTTACAATAGAATAATTGATAATCAGATTTATAAAAGTATCGTTGATACTAATATTAGCTTTCGTAACGCACTTGTGAAAATTTATATTCAAGACCCAGTAAATGATGGATCTGAATTAAAAACAAAATTTCAGCTACCAGAATTTATCGAAATTGAACATATAAAGGATTCCAACTTTTTTCACATACCATATGAATACTAGCTATGAATAACGCTTTAACAACAACAGTTAAATAGTTTCGCTATAATACATGGGATTAGAACTTGCTATTTAACCTTACTTTTTGTAATATCCTAGAATAGCACTTTTAATTTCTAATCCCAGTTTTTTAACTAAACAAATTTTTGAATTATTTTTCTTGCTTTAAAACATTGAAAATTACATTCGGAGTAATTATAATGCTACAGGAAGTATATTAGGTTCAGTATTAGCATCATTTATCAAAGTTCTTGCAGCTGTTACAACTTTGTCAAAGTATTTAGCTGATTCAATTGCAATATCTGATAGTTTTTCAGGCATGAATTCCGATTGAAGTGTTGGCCTCATTCCATAGGTTTTCACGTCTAACTCTATTTTGGCTAATCCAAGTTGGCCTGCTGCAGATATGTCATAAGGAGTATTTATTTTAATACCACCTTTCACTTCACTTACTTTAAACATGATGTAGACGCCAATTCCAAATGTTACGTCATTACTTTGTCCAAGTTGGTTACATTTATATGTCCTACTTCTAGTAAAATAGAAAACATAATAATCAGATTTTTTATCAAAGGATAATGAGCTTCCTAAAGCAGATATACTTGCTTGCGCATCAGATTTGATTCTTCTAAATACAAAACTGCCACCACCTGTTAATTGATCATAGGTTGGTACAGTAAAATTACAAAACGAATTGATGGTTAAGTACTTAGAATTTTCTCCATTAGTACTTACTTCTACATCGTTAATTTTTATTTTGGAAACATTTGATGTCATAATTTCAGCTTTACTACTAGGTTTAAATGAAATGGAATCCACCTGAGTAAATGCCGTTGTGTAGAAAATAACAAATGCTAAGAAAAGTGATAACTTTTTCATGATTTTAAGTTTATAGGTAAATGTTTTATTTTATGCTATGAGTTAAAATAATAGATTTTGTAATATTCATTAACCATTTGAGCACATTGATTAAGTAGGCTAATTTGCTCCTCGTAATTATTTTTGGTGTCGATTTGATTTTGGAAGTTCTCTTTAATTGAGATGATTAAAGTTTCCCATTGATTGCCTGGTCTTTCAATTTGTATCGCTTCAATTAATTTTTCAAATTTGAATTGTATCTCAGCAGCTGTCAAAGCTGGGTTAAACTTGGGATTGAGAATTTCTTTTAAAATTTCAATTACAAGTGACATAAATTTTTCAAATGAAAGTTATTATAGTATTTCAGTATCCTAAATCTTCGACTTAACAAATAGCTACTCCCTAACAAATCTTAATCAGGGAGTAGGTATTTTGTTCCTAAAAGTTTTGGTTTGCACTTAAGAATACCCCAGTAACTGAACCTTGAATCTCTTGTATTGCAAGTTCAATACCGATGGTACCACTTGGAACATCAAGTAATGTTGGGTTTCCAGGTTTTATTTCAAGATACTGCCCAGTGGCGTTACCATCAAAGATTACTGAAACACTAGCATTACCAGTGTCTTCGCTGTTTAGATTACACGACAAGAAACAATTTTGGTAAGGGCCATCGTAAGCACCTAGTGTTCCGCCACGTGTTTGACCTGCGACAATAGGAATGTGAGTACAAGCAACAATTTTACTACCCATAATTAAATTTTTTTTCCTACTCTTTTGGCTTTTCGGAGTTACGCCTCCATTAAAAATTAGTAATGGAACTAAAGAACATTTGAATAATATAATGCAACTACTTGAGCACATTGCTTTTGTAGGGCAAATACATCAGTAAGGCTCTTGCCTTGTGTTTGTTTGCTAAAATTCTCAACCAATTCGGCTAAATCTCGCCAGTTGGCTCCCTTCTTGTCGGCTTTAATCGCTTCTACTAGCTGAGTAAAATCTGCTTGTATAATTTCATCAGTTTGTGATGGATACAACTGAGGCTGGTTGAATTTGTCGAGTATTTCATCGACAATCAATGAAGGATAGCGTAGTGTCATAGGTTCAATTTGGCAATCAAGTATAATCAATAATGTTTAATTATCAAAATAGGTAATGAAAAAATAAAACGCCCCTCCAAGAATGAAGGGGCTTACTATTTGCCTACTATGAATCCTATGAACCACAAATCTATACTAATTTTTTTAGCCAAATGAAACAAATTAACAACATTGTGTTATAGATTTGCGTCACGATGGCAACCAAAGAAATCCCACTATCCCTCGTTTCGATTAATCCAAAAAACCCGCGGAGCATTGCTCCTCAAGATTTTGACGACCTGGTGAAGTCGCTCAAACATGACCCCGAGATCATGACGGTTAACCCCTTGGTGGTGCACTCCCGTAAAAACATGATGTTGCTTGCTGGGGAACAACGGTACAAAGCCTTGCTTGAGCTTGGCTATGAAACCATCCCTAGTAACTGGATCATATACGGTGATACACTTACCGAGGAACAACGTGAAAAATTCGTGTTGTTGGATAACAATCATTCGGGGGTGTGGGATATCCAATTATTGAATGATGATTGGGGTGCTCAAATCAAAGATTGGGGCATCAAACTAAAGGGTGTTGAGCTAAATATCGACATTCCCGACCTGTTGCCAACGGAACCCACTTCAAAAGAGCCAAGTAGCAAACCATCGGCAACCCACGACGATTATGCAGTGTTTGAACTAACAATGCTGCATGACAACAAAACCAAACTAACCAAAGCGCTCAATTTCATTAAGGAAGAAAACAAATTGGAAAAGCTAGAGGATGCTATGATGTGGCTTATTGAAGACATTGAAATGTCTTAACCCAATTATCATATGAACCCAGCTTTTTCAGCCTTTCAGTGGCATGGCGGCTTATTAGCCGACCATTCAACTGACCCTTTTCCGACCAGATTATATGCATTGGTTGGCCAACAAACCTTTACAACCCAAGAAGGTAGTACCTACTTCATCTATCAATTTGAAGGTAGCAGTACAATTCATGGCGATGCAGTTCATCATTTACCGAAAGGTTACTTTGCTTCAGTGGTGAATGGCTATACCATTACCGGGGATAGCTATGCTAAAACCATTATTATTGAACGCATCAACTTTCATGGTGTGTTTCTGCTCGGTGGCCCTATTGAAGCTCAAGGACGCCTCAAGTACATAGATGGCTGTACCGATTCACTCCTCATCCCGCCAGTTAAGTATGGTGATGCATGCCTTAACCATCTGCATTTTCCGCCAGGCATCTTTCAAACAATGCACACCCATCCATCCATTAGAGTGGGTATTGTAATTCGTGGTGATGGCGAATGTGTTACTCCTTACGGTAAAATTCCACTCGTACCAGGTACCATCTTCATCATCCACACCGAAGGGGCACATTGTTTTAAAACCGATACATCAACGATGGATGTAATCGCTTATCACCCAGACAGCGACTTTGGTCCAAAAGATGAAGAACACCCTATGATTAACAGAACAATTGTAGATGGTGTTTCAGCCAAACATATTGATGCTATTCGCACCCAATAACCCGTTTTAAACCAATATCCAATCCCCATGAAAGTCCGCCAAAAGCGGTACCTCGACCAAGATGTGTACGAGGCCGCCAAAGAGCGGGTACGTTTCTGCTACCGGAACTACGATAAAGTAATTGTATCGTTTTCCGGTGGCAAAGACAGTACTGCCGTTCTCAATCTTACCATTGAAGTAGCTCGTGAACTAAATAAGCTACCTGTTCATGCCATTTTTGTAGATGAAGAAGCTATTCACCCCACCACCGTTGCGTATGTAGAACGTGTACGAAACAACCCCGATGTTTTTTTAGAATGGTACTGCTTGCCTGTGAAACACAGAAACGCTTGTAGCAATGACCAACCTTATTGGTATTGTTGGCATCCTGAAGAAAAAGACCTGTGGGTTAGAGATTTACCACCTTATGGTATTACCACGCACCCCACTTTTGTTTTCGGACAATCGTTTCAAGATTGGATGGGTTCGGCTTATGGTCCTGAGCATGGAAAAGTAGTATACCTCACCGGTATTCGTACCCAAGAGAGCTTAAGACGTTACCGTGTTATAGCAACCAAAAAGAACGATGCATTTGTAACCACTCATGCTGAGTTTAAAAATGCTTATCGAGCTTTCCCGATTTATGACTGGAGTAGTGAAGATGTTTGGAAACTGGTTCAAATCAATAACTACGACTACAACCATACCTACGACATTTTCAACAAAACTTCACTCCACAATAAACTACTGCACCAAAGGGTATGCCCGCCTTATGGTGAAGAACCGTTAAGAGGTTTATGGATTTATGCAGAATGCTTTCCTGAACTATGGCATAAAATGTTGCATCGAGTAAAGGGAGTAGCAACAGCTTGGCGTTATGCAAATACAGAACTATATAGCAATTGGGAAAAACCAGACAACAAAACTTGGAAAGAATACTTCCACATTCTGCTCAACAATTATGACCCTGAGTTTCAAAACCTGATTAAGGAAAATGTGAACCGTTTGATTCGACAGCATTATTCCAAATCAAACCATCCAATACCTGATGATGAACCCAACCCATTAACAGGAGCATCGTGGCGCTTCTTTGCCAAAATAGCTCAAAAAGGAGATTTCAAAGGAAGGCAATCGCAAAACATGCTTGGCGAAGCCAAACGAGTAATGGACAAAAACAAACTAACACTCGAAGACGTTCAAAAACTTTACGGAAAGTAATCACAGCAATTTTTACAACCCGAGTACTTACAAATTTTTTTTACATAAAATCCATCTTTATGAAAGCATGCTGCTTCAATCATTTACCGGAAGGTATCAAAACCAAAATTGTACATCAACCTATAAGCAACATTAATTGGGTACACCGCGATGAATTGAACCCTAACTTGTACAATCCGAATAAAATGGCTCCTCCAGAGCTAAACCTATTAGTAGAATCGATTACAAAAGACGGTTGGCTATTTCCGATACTGATATTGCCAAAAGATGTACATATTGAAGGTCTAACCGACAATGCCAACAAAACCCGTTATACGATTATCGACGGTTTTCACAGGTATACCACAAGTGGAAACCCCAAAGTTTATGCCCTCACCGATGGATTCGTACCTGTTGTTACCCCAAAAGGAACAGATCACACAGCAACTACTGTTCGCATGAACCGCGTAAAAGGCACACATACCGTTTTGGGGATGGCAGACATTATTCAATTGCTCTTGGAACAAGGCAAAACCCTTGAATATATTATGCAAGAATATGGCATGGAAGCAGAAGAAGTATACCGATTAGCGAATAGAAAGGGGATTCCTAAAACCGAAATTATCACCGATGCAAGCTTTAGTAAGGCATGGACACCAAGCTAAAAACTTGAGTTAGGTGCCTCCATCATAAAAACTGTGGTTCTTCTGTGGTTTCAATTTGACTATTTACGAATTAAATTAGATTTGTACCATGGCACTGAGAAAAAGGAGAAAGAACCCACGAAAACCACTGAGCGAAAAGGAGCTCGCAAACCTTAAACCGTTTCAGAAAGGGGATGACCCAAGAAGGAACATTAAGGGCAGACCAAAGAAGAATATTCAGGAGTTAGAAGAGGTTATTGGCATTCAATTTTCTATTGCACTTACCAAGGCGGATAAGTACCAGATTATTGAAAGTATGTTGGAAACACCTTTGGATGAACTCAAGAAGATAGCAGAGAACAAAGAATGTCCTGCATTTATGGTAAATGTTGCAACGGCCATTGTTGCTGATATTCAGGCAGGTGAAACCACTACTATGGATAGAATGCTTGATAGATTTTTTGGCAAGGCTAAAGCCGATAGCATCATAATAAAGGATGATGGAACTGTAGCTGCTGTAGTAAATCAAGAATCAACCTTACTTATTCTACCATCGAATGGACGTTAATAGTTTTACACGAACCATACGACCACAGGAAGGTTTTCAAGCCGACTTTTTATCTACCTCCGCAGACATTGCCATTGGTGGAGGTGCAGCTGGAGCCGGTAAGACTTTTGCAGCTATTCTGGAGCCATTACGTTACCATCAAACACCGAACTTCTCCGCTACTATATTCAGAAGAAACATCCCTCAAATAACCATGCAAGGCGGTTTGAGGGATGAATCTTTGAAGATATACCCATCCTTTAAGGGAAGGTTTTCAAATCAGTCTCTGAAGTGGTACTTCCCATCAGGTGCATCCGTAAAAATGACGCATCTTGAACATGATAACACAGTATATAACCATCAGGGTGGGCAGTACACACTAATCATATTTGATGAGCTTACACATTTCAGTAAGTTCCAGTTCTTCTACATGCTTACACGGAACCGTTCTACATGTGGCGTTAAACCGTATGTAAGGGCTACGTGTAACCCTGATCCTGATAGTTGGCTTGCTGAGTTTTTAGAATGGTGGATTGAGCAAGATAGTAAGAGCCCCAATTTCGGTTTTCCGATACCTGAGCGAGCAGGAAAACTTCGCTATATGCTGAAGTATAATGACGATATTATTTGGGGAAACAGTAAAGCGGAAGTATATGACTTAGTACCTAGTGACTATTGGGCACAGTTACCATTTGGTGTTAACCCCGCAGACTTAATTAAGTCGGTAACCTTCATACCTGGTTCTATTTATCAAAACAAGGAACTACTAAAGGTGAACCCTGAGTATTTGGGTAACCTCATGAGCCAAGATGAACAAACGAAAAGTCAGTTATTATTCGGTAACTGGAAGATACGTAGCGACGGTAGTAGCCTTTACAAGGCTGTTGCAATTCAGGACTTATTTACCAACTACGCACCACTCAGCGAGGTACGCTGTATTACTTGTGATGCCGCAAGATATGGCAATGACCTTGCTGTAATATTCGTTTGGCGTGGTTGGCATGTGATAAAGATTATCATTTTCACCAAGAGCGATGATACAGAATTGTTTATGGCCATAGAGCAAGAACGAAAGCGCTATTCAATTCCTGTTTCTAAGGTAGTTGTTGACCAACAAGGGGTAGGAGATGGTTTGGTAAAACTTGGGCGATATCGTGGCTTTAATGGTGGAGGTAGAGTCTTGCCTGACCCTAAAACACGAATTATTGAAAACTATGAGGACCTAAAGACACAATGCTTCTATCGTTCGGCTCAACGTGTGAATGATAACTATGTAGCCATTTCAATCAGCAATGAAACAGTTGTAGTGGATGGAGTTCATACAGCCAAGTTTAAACTAAAAGGTAAGTTGGTTGAAGTGAAGGATTTAATAGCACAGGATCTAAGAGCTATCAAACGAATTGACCCCGATTTGAATAAGAAAATGCGAATCAATAAAAAAGATGAACAACGCAAAATACTAGGTCGCTCCCCAGACTTTGCAGATACGCTTTCTATGCGTGAAGTAATTGAATTAGATGGCAACGGCCTTGCTGTGTCAGAATCGGTTAGCGATGATAATTCCTTATTAGATGGTTTAGATTTCTAAGTAAGCAAAAACGCCAGTTGTTGGTGAGACAACTGGCGGGCAACCAAATACTACTAACCCATGTAGCAGGGTGTAAATGTAGTTAATTTAATTACTTTTATACCAAATTAGCAACATTAAAAAATTTCAATCATGAACCCAAAAGTCTTAGAAGCCGCAGAGGCAGTGATTCAAAGCCTTGAATCAGCCAAGGATTCAATTCTTGTTATTTGTGCCGATGAGCCTATGCTTTATGCAATAGCAAACCGCAGCGACATTCAGTTAAAGCAAATGGCCAATAGCATTCGCCACCAATTCGGTTTGAAGGTAGAAGCCAATGCTACCCCTATCACATTTGAACCTTTAACAGAATTAGAAGGAAGGAAACTAACTGTTAATGCAGAAGCTGTGGAGACAGCTCCCACCGTTGATGAGCTTGAAACTTTGAAAGAAAGGGTACTCGCATTGGAAAAAAGCTTTAGAGGTAATGCCAAAAATGAAACACTTCTGAGCAGAATTAAAACCAACGAAGATGTACTAGCACTTCGGGGATTAGCAAAAAAATGGAAGGTTGTAGATTATGAGACAGCAGCTATTGATACTGTACTCATCGAAGACATTCGGAACCGCATCTATGCAGATGACCTAGTAAAATCCGGTGATGCATCTGCATTGATTGCACTTATCAATCAAGCTGATACCAAGGAGAAAGTAAAAGAGCTTTCGGCTGGTAATGAAAACGAAGCTGTTCAAAAAGCTGCCATGGATAGAGTAATTGAATTAGGAGAGTAGTATGCAATTAAACATCAACAATCAAACTGTATTGATACCTACAACGCTGGCTGAGATTACACTCGGCCAGCGTATTGCATTCCATGATCAATATGGTAAAACCTTGGATGCTAAACTAAAAAGCATTCAAGCGATGGAAGATGAGGAACTGAAGCTGATTGCTTTAGATATGCTTGCTGATGAAAGAGCTATTGCGTTCCTTGCATTTTATAGTGGCCTAACGGTGGAAGAGGTTACGAATTATGTGCCAGCAGAATATGTATTGATTATTGATAGCTTTATTCAAGAGCTACTGGTAGAAGAAGAAAGCAAAATAATAGCCGACAGAATAATCGTATTTGATAATGAAGAATGGCACTTACAACCAACATTAATCAGCCGTTCACATCCATTAACTGCAGGTGAGTATGTAGATGCCAAGCAGATTATCAAAGACCTCATTACGGAAGAACGTAGCAGCTACGAAGTGTTGCATAGACTAGCTTGTATCTTTTTACGTAAGTACCAAGAACCTTACAATCCATTATTCGTAGAAGCAGAACATGAGCGGTATCAAAAGCTATTACAACTACCACTCGACGCCGCCTTACAGGTAGGTTTTTTTTTGAACAATTGGATTCAAGCGTTCAAGACACATTCAGCTGCTTTAAATCATCCAGAGGTAAGTCAGGAAGGAATCTAACGGAACATTTCAACTTATGGGGGTGGGTGCATTTCTTAACAGCCATCGCCAGAACAAAAGTTTTTGATATTCCTGGCAGCAAAAGAAACAGCATCGATTGCGTAAGGATGGCAAGAGCTTTTGACGTATTCATTTTCACATCAGAGGAAAAAGATTTCAACGAATCACTTAATGCCGATATGGAGGCTAAATACAAAAACAAATGAGCATAGCATCAATAGAAGCCGCATTTAAAGCGGTACTTGGGTATCACCCTGAAATAAGAAATCGTTTCTATTTTTTCCCAAAGCATTTGCAAGAACTCAATGCGAGTGATTTTGAACAAAGCTTCAGTACTGGTCATAATCAAAATCCAATTGACGGACCCATTGCAGCTATGCTTCCCCCAATTTCATTTGGTAGTCCTTTCTATAATGGTAATGGGTTCCATCGCTACATATGCATTGTGTACTTTTTGCGTACAAGCTTCAACAATGAAATAGGAGAAGTGAAAGACCCAGATTTGAGCGGACTAAGTAAGGCTCGTTTAGCGGATGATTGGAACTACATGAAAAGTATTGCTAAATCTACTTTCCATACTCTGGACAGATGGTTCAAAGAGGGAAACAATGAGAGTGGATTACCGCTTGTGAACTCAATTCATTTCGTCCCTAATTCCGAGGTAACATATACCCCAATCAGTATGCAAGGCAACTACGCATGGAGCGGTATAAAAGCTGTTTGCCAAATCAATCTCAATGAAGGTTGTGAAACTGTAAACTACAGCGATGAAACTATTAATCAACTTATCAAAAACCATACACTATGACAGACCTACCCATGCCGCAGGCAATACACGAACCTCAGAATGTGCAGAAATGGATTTACCCAAATGGAACATTTGACCCAAAAAAGTACAGAGTGTTACCAGACAAGTATCATATCCACTGTACGGATGAAGATCAGTATCAGCAAATGACAGCTTATGCGAAAAAGCTGCATTTGAAAAATCCAAGATGGCCCATTAACAAACGGATGCGTAAAGTATTTGAAGCATTTCCATCAGTTAAAATTTCACTTCAACATGAACTACATAGACCTAGTTCGGATGTTTCCGAATGATGTAAAGGAACATATTTTATCTCGTAACATGATTGCATTGGCAGGTAGCAATGAGGAGTACTTACGCTACCTGTTTGACGTTTGGTACCTGTACATCGAACCACAAGGTGATAAAAAGTGGGAGTGCCCTTTATGTAGGCAAAATGTATTGAAATACTACATAGAACTATTGCCAATCATAATCGAAGATCAAAAACAACAAAAATTACTCAATGCCTTATAAGCTAAGTGATGCAGTTAGAAAAGCAGTGGAAGAAATAAACCTTGCTATTGCAGAAGAGTTTGCTGCACAAGGCCACACTCTTACGGGAGCTGCAGAGCGTTCGCTTGCTTTTAACATCAGCGATAAAACCAATAGAATAACTGCAGAAGGGTTGGCTGTTGCCTACATGAAAAAACTGAATGATGGCATTCCGCCCGAGGATGTGAAAGTTGATAGTAAATACCTAGATGAGTTAACGAAGTATGTCAACTTACGGATGGGTATATACGGGCGCAAAGCAGTACAAGTAGCTTATAGGATCGCATTAAAGCATAAGCGAGAAGGGGTTCCTACTGCAGATAGTTCAAGATTTAGTAAAACAGGTGAACGTACTCATTTCATCAATAAAGCTTCCAATGATACTAAGGTCGATAAGGTAATGTCTTCGGGTATTGATACCTACATGGATCAATTTTTTTCACAACAAAAAAGCGAAAAGATTTAATGGCAATTCTATCGATAACAAAACAGCCAATACAAGACAGCCTGATGGCAGCAATGCAACCAATTCTGGTTGCAGCAGAAACAACCGTTAACACGCCAATGGTTTTTTGCGATGTATATATCAACAGTGTGTACTATGGTACCTATGAACATACAGCACCTTTGGAACGTACCACCACTGTTTGGCGTTGGGTGTTTGACATACAGGATAAAGTAAGAGAGGTTTTCACTAAAATACTTCCAGCGAGCAACCGAGGCGATAACATCAGCCAAGGCGAAACTTCTTGCCGAGTAATGTGCAAATTGAGAGATAGTACTTACGTAAATAATGTACTACAAGAAGAGCAACCGATTCCTATTCAAGCAACGCCGAGTAAGCCAGCTGTACCAGGTGGTGGTACTAGTACTAATTCATTTTGGGTATTGCTTGCAACCGTTCAACTAGAATCAGTTCAAGTATTTGAACAACACCTAACCACATTGAAAGTAGGTGAGTGGGACCCCGAATGTTATCCCTTAAGCCATCGACTAAATGGATATCAGGTAGTACCAGGATATAGCGACTATTTTCCCTTTACCATCAAAAGAATGGTTCAATGGGGAAGCCTCACCTTACATTACAGAAATCGCCTTCGTGTTTCATGGGATAGCCAAGTGTACAATTTTCCTCCACCACCCACCAATTGTTTAGCTACCATTACAGGCTTAACCATTAACATCAACATTGCTCAAAGCCAAGCAACATTTAATGTTGTAATGCTAAATGCTACAGCATTTGTTTGGAGTATTCCGCAAATCAATGGCGGTGCCTTAAATGGACCAGTTAATGGAACCTCAGTAACAACACCAACGCTTCCAGCTGGTAGCTATGTGGTAACTATTTTTCCTCGATGCAGTAACGGTATCAATGGAGCTCCTATCAACGCATCCTTTCAAATAACAGGACGGCTAGTGTATTGGCGTGGAAGATTTAGTGATGGTTTCTGTGAGCAATTGAATGGTAGTAATACTGGCCGATTTGTATTTCAAACCCTTGAACAAGTGTACTCAGATAATGGAACACTTACTGGTCAAACAAAGCCCAACGCTCCAACAGATTCTGATTATGCACCACCATTTTTTACGCAAGCCATTTGCCCAATTCCACCACCCGTTGGAAGTGGTAGAATGGTAATGATAGCACTAGGGAATACAAGGCTTGAAGCTTGTTCGGCTAACACAACAGTAGCATACATATCTCCTGCATTTAACGATGTTGATACAGGCGCAATCATATTCCAAGATGCTGCATTAACAAATGAATTTATTGGCTATGCTTTTGTTAGAAGAGCATCTGACAGCTTCGTTTTCTTTCTTAACCAAACCACAGCTCAAGTGGGCAATTTAAACGGCACATGTTAAACGATATCACTTTTGATTTACCCAACGGACCTGCGAATTTGCAATCACTTTTTCCAGGTGTGAATTTTAAAGCAGTTGCAGAATACTATCTAGTATTAAGAGATAATCAGGGTAATGTGTTATTAACCACACCTACTAATCAGGTAAGTAACGTATGGGCAGCTCCTGCTATAGTTCGGTTACATTTTCTGAATTACAAAGGCAGGTTCGATAGTATCACCTTTCATCTATTCACCACAGAAAATGATGTTTCAAGTAACCAATGGATAAAGCCACTTCCACTTGAACCTAAGAAAACGGATGGAGGTACAGAGCGAACTAATATCAGAGCCGTAAATCAATTTACTGCAAAGACCTATGCCTATTCCGAGAAACATCAACAATGGCTGGAGCAATTAATGGAAAGTCCTAAAGCTTTCATGGAATTAAACGATGTAGAAGGACAAGCACCAACATACGTGCCTGTTGTAGTTGCGGATAAAAAAACCATCACAAGAAAAGAGGATGAACGATATATCTATGAACTCATTGTTGAGTTTAAAAAAGCTAATGAAAAAACCGGTGTAAAAATCTAATCATGGACAAACGCATACAAGTAATCATTGACGATGAGCAAGTAGAAGTTGATGCTGAAAATGTACCAGTTGCTTTCAACTACGTATTAGAACGTAGTGAAGATTTCAGAATTAAAAGCGGTATCAACACCATTGAGTTAGTTACTTACATCACCAATAAGAATAGTCGACTAGGGAATACTTTACATCATCCCTCAGTTGCAGATACTTCACAAGGTGATGTATTTGAAAACCCTCGCAAGGTGGTTGTTCGAAATGCTGGTTATGAGCTTATGAATGGCAAGGCGTTGCTAAAAAAAGCAACCCATTCGAACCAGCCACAAAAGTTCATTTGGGATTTATTTGGTGATAATAGTGAATGGGCTATAGAGTTAAGCGATAAAAGCCTTGCACCATTTTTAAACGAGCGGTTATTTACATTCAATCATATTACCATTTACAATAGTTGGAACTATACTGGCTACAGTGCAATTGATGATGTTGTATTTACACCCGTGAGATACGCTAAGCCATTTGGAGAGGGTTATGATGAATGGCAAGGGAAAGATACAGTAGTAACAATTTATGATTTACGACCAGCAATTAGTGTTTATTGGATACTACATAGGGCCTTTGCATCTATTGGCTTTTCAATGAAAAGCAACTTCATGGATAGTCCATTCTTTAGAAGGTTACTGATGCCATGGGTATGGGGAAATTTTCAGGAGCTATCCAATACCGTATACGATGAGTATAAATGCAAAGCCGCTACACCAGACGCAGAAAGGGGTAGCGGCGATTGTCATTTGTGGGGTGTTTCATTAGACAGATTTGTGAATTTAAAAGTAACCAATGATAGCACCGATGGCAATTTTGATAATGCTGGAACACCAGGCGTATACACCTACAATGTCAATCGCTCTGCACTTACCTATACCTATCCCGCCAATGCAACCTCTAGGGTTATTATAGCCTTTTCTGCAACCATTTATAATGATTGGACGGTTACTGCTGGTAGCTATGCCAACATGCGTGTTATGTGGTACAGAAATAATCAATTGCTTTCTGAAGAATTGGTTGTCGGGCTTGATGCGCCAGCTGTAGGAAGAAGAAATGATGTGGGTCAAAAAGTAGTATTCTATGAAGTGATGGTTCAACCCGGCGATATAATTGAATGCCGCTTTTTTATGTCAATGAAAGACACAAGCGCTGGCCGTGCTAATTGTGATCAGTATGTAACTGAATTCAAAGTCGACTATTTCAAATTTACCATCGATAGTACGTATCAACTTAAGCAATACAACAAATTCAACAACTATAAATTCCTTGATTTACTTCGTGGTTTAACGGATACGTTCGATTTACAGTTTACTACTGATGTTAAGCGAAAGGTAGTAAGCATTGAACCTTTCTTCGATTATCAAACTGCACTGCAACAACCTAAGCAATCTGGCTTTATCATACTTGATCCAAAAGACTGGAGTCTAAAGCAAGACCTTTCGAAAGAAAGTGAAGTTGAAATCTTCAGTGACTATGAACGTGAATGGATTTTCAAACACAAAGATGATAGTGCTGATGGTGCACTGAAGAAGATGCAGGATAGATTTCAATCAAAAATTGGTGAAGCTAAGTATGCTTTTACCGAAAGGTTCAAACCTCGTACCAAGTCATTTGAAAACAGATTCTTTTCAACATTAATGCATGTAGAAGCACAACAATTCGCAAGTGTTACGGGCATTGCTCCACAAATCCCCTGTATGTTCCCTGAAAATATCAGTAACACAAGTGCTGCAGAAAGTGAGAACACCTTTGAACCAAAACTGGCTTATTACAAAGGCAATGTTGCTGGTGTAGGTGGCTGGCGTTTCTTGAATGAAAACAATGAGGTTATTAGCTATAATAGCTTACCATTTCTCTTTGCAGTAAATTATAAATCAGGTGGTGAACAAGATCCTGTATTGTCTTATGCCGACCAATACATTAATGGTACTGTAGTGCCAGGGCTTGTAAGAAATTACTTACTTCAGCGGCTTGCAGTGTACCGGCATGGTCGCAGATACAAAACCTTTTTTAAGCTTCAAAATAGCGATGTATTAGGTGCAATATTTAGAAACACAATAATGCTAAAAGGCAACCAGTGGGTACTAACAGAACTACAAGGTTTCAAGCCCAGTAGCGATGAAAGCACCACAGCTTTGTTATGGAAGTGGTATCCCATCACAAAAGCCGATGACGAAGCTGTATTTCCTTCCAGACAATCAACAGAGGGTAGTTCACTAGTACCCAATTCCATTGACTTCAAATATCTCCCTCACACAATTCTATACTCTGATTTACCTAAATAAACCCTTCTTATGAGCGATAACAATATTCAAAAGATTTATACCGTAGAGGTCGTTGGCGGCAAAGAAAGTGTGGACCAGGTACAGCGACTGAACAAAGCTTTCGATAAACTACGAGAGGTAAAAAAAAGCCTTAATACAGAACTAAGTCAAGCTTTATTAGATCAAAAAACTACACAAGAAATTGATAACCTGAAAGCAAAAATTAAGGATATCAATATTCAAATGGGGCAGCTTTCAATAGAACGAAAAAAAGTAACCAACGATGCTAAAGCACAAGCACAAGTAGAAAAATTACTTGCTGATGTAAAACTTAAAGAAACACAAATTGCCAAAGAACTTGCTAAAACAGAGCGGGAAAGAAATGCCAATCTGATTCAGCAAGAAAAAGAATTAGACCGTCAAATTGATAGAGAAGCAAAACTTGAACGCCAGCGAAAGAAAGCCGCTGAAGCTTTAACGGCCGAAGCAGGTTCCTATCGTGAGGTGAGAAACCAAATGCGTGAACTATACGCTTTGGTAGCTCGTTCCGGCCGCAATTCAACTATTGCATTTGGTGGCGAATCACTCAACTACGATGAAGCAATTACAAAACTAAAATCGCTTTCTGCTGCGGAACAAAGTTTCAGGCGACAGTTTCAGAAAGATGCAACCTTAGTGGGAGAATATACCACAGGTATTGTACAAGCTTTCAAAGAGTTAGGACTTGACGATTTGGTGGGAAATCAGATTTTAAAAGCTAATAATAGAGTTCGGGAACTTGATACTGAGTTAGAAAAATTGAAAGCCGAATATCAATCAGCAAAAGCATCTGGTGTAGGAACCTTTGATGCCATTGAAGCGGAAATGCTACAGAACAGAACAGAGGCTGATAAATTGCGTAAAGAGATTGCAGACTTAAGTACTGCTTACAATACCTCTTACGCACCTGGAGGTAAGCTTGCAGAATCAGTAACGAATGGCTTTAAAAATGCAAGGCGTGAAATTATGCAGTTTACGTTACAATACGTTTCCTTTCAAGCGTTGTTAAACGGCATAGAACAAGGTGTAGATACAGCAGCCAGAATGAGTGACGAAACAACAGACTTGCAACAGAACCTATCTATATCTGCAGAACGTGTTACAGCCATCGTCGATGAGCTTGCAAAAACAAATACCCGTACTAGTAATTTAACACTTGCCAACATCGCAAATATTGCTGCAAAAGCAGGTGTGGCAGAAGAAAATCTAGCGGGTGTTACAAGAGCAATAGATACAGTTCGACTAGCATTTGGTAAAGATTTTGGGGATATCGAAACGGGTACTGATACTATTGCAAAATTGATTAGTATCTTTTACAAAGATGGACAGGTAACAGAAGAGCGAGTGTTAAAAATGGGTAATGGTATCAGAACCCTTGCTAATGAAACAACTGCTAGTGTTCCTTACATCACTGATTTTGGTGGTCGTATGGCTGGTTTAAAAGGTATCATGAACCTAACCTTACCAGCAACGCTAGGATTAGCTGCAGGCTTTGAACAGTATAAACAATCGTCAGAAGTTGCAAGTACCGCATTGGTGAAAATTTTACCAAAGCTTGCTGAAAATACCGCTAAGTATGCAGCAATTGCGAACATGACCAATGAAGAATTCAAGCAGCTTTTAAACAATAGCCCAGAAGAAGCATTATTGCGAGTGGCCGAAGCGTTAAAGAGTGGTAAAGTAAATGTAGAAGAGGTATCAGCTGCATTTGCAGATAGTGAACTTGGTAGCGGGCGTATTGCTACTATACTCGGTACAATGGCCGAAAATGCTGACGTATTTAGAGCACGTATAAGAAGTGCTGGCGAAGCAACACAAAGTACCGCAAGCATAACAGCAGCCGCAGCGGCTAAGAACGAGAACTTTGCTGCTACCGTTGATAAAATCAATAAGAAATTTTCCGATGCTGCTAGTTCAAAAGCGTTCATCACAACATTAATGATTGGTAGTACCGTCATAAGTTTTTTAATAGGTAATCTACCCTTAGTGATTGGGCTATTGGGTTTGTATGCACTCGGGTGGAGTACACTTACCAAAGAGGTAATGATCAATGGAACTGCAACTACTGTAACTAATGGTCAACTCTTGTTACAACGAGCAACGCTATTAGGTAATAACATCGTTTTGGGTGCAACCAGACTTTGGACATTATCTACTACAATAGCGCAAAATGCTTACAACTTGAGTCTTCAAGCATTTACTGGTGTAGCAGCAAGAGCTACCGTAACTACCCAGTTATTCGGCAACGCGATGCGTTTACTTCCACTTGGTATAATATTGACTGTTATTGGTGTATTAGCTGCAAGCTTCGTGGCTTTTGGTAATAGTGTAAGTAACAGTACCTCGAAATTGAGAGAACAAGTATTGCAACAACAAGCACTTACTGAAATTAGAAGGATGGCAACACAATCGATTGGTGAACATATTGCTAAGCTCGATGCCGAGGTTGCAGTAATAAAAAATGGTTCGTTGTCTTATGATACTAGAAGAGCAACACTGCAAAAGCTAATTGATCAATATCCTCAATTTGCGAATGCTTTGAAAGGAGAGAAGATTCTTGTAGATGAAATAGCCAAAGCTTATCAAGCTGTTACAGAACAAATCCGACTAAAAGCCGAAACTGAAGCTGCTGCAAAACTAACAGCAGAGAAAAAAACTAAACAAGTTGAATTGATTTCCTTACGGCAAAGGATTGAGAAAGAAACTGAGATAAGCAGCTCTAGTACAGTTCAGATAGGTGATTTATCAGAATCAGATATAGAGGCCATTATGAGCAATGCAGATATGTTAAACACCACTTTACGTTCTAATGGAAAGGGTGGAATCTCATTTGCAAAATATGATATGACCAAAATTGTTGCTCAATTAAAGAAGCAAGAGAAAGAGGCACAACAAGTATATACTGCATATTTAGCTGCACAAGCTGCTGTTGATAGTGAATTCAAAAAACTGGAAGAACAAAACCAACAAAAAGCAAATCAACTTTCAAAACAAAATAACTCCAGTGTTGAAGTAAACATAGAATTCTGGGAAAAAGAAGTACAGCGTATTGATGAACTAATTAAAAAATATCAAGGTTCCAAAGCAGGGCTTGAAAAGCTCAAAGCAGAGCGAAAAAACTTCCAAGATAAACTCAACGATGCATTAGGGGTTGGCAATTCGAAAAGTAGTCAACTATCAGGTAAACAGAAGGATGCAAATAAAGATATTGATGCAAAACGTGATGAACTACTGGCAAAAGAAGAAGCTGCAAGGCTAAGTGGTGCAACTGATGAATTCGTGTATTGGCAAAATATTCTACGTATCAATAATGCAGCTATTGAAGATAAACTCCGATTACTAACGGGTAAAAATGCTGAAGAAAGAAAATTAATGGCTCAGTATCAAAAGGAAAAAATAGAAAATCAGAAAAAATCTGAGGATGAAATGTATCGTTTACGCGAAGCAGAAATCAATCGTTTATATGAATCTGAAAAAAAATTAGCTGAAGAAAACTTAAAGTCGGTTGAAGAGAATTTCTTCAGCACTGAAATTCAAAAGCTTGCAGCAAAGCAGCGGTTTGCTGAATCCATAATTGCAATTGAGAACCAGAAATATCAACGATTGATTACGCTTGATAAAGAATATTCCAAAACACAATTGGCAAGGGATAATAAAGCAACCGGATTACAAACGAGCCTAAACAACAAAGCTCCTGAAAATATGCTTGTGGCTCAAAAAGCCAATGAGCAAAATAAACTAGACACGGCGTATTTAGTATTCCAACAAAAATTGAATGAGGTTTATAATGATCAGAATTTATCAATTGAAGAACAACGTCAGAAAATTGGAACTATAACCCAAGAATATGAAAAGCAAATAAGTGCTGTAAAACTAAATGCTCTTCGTAATCAAGTTCAACCATTTTTAGTGTTGCAGGGATTGGGCTTACCTATACCAGATGAAGTTAAAGGCTTACTAAAACAATACTGGGATACTGTCAATGGTTTAAACGCTAAATCTGCTGATGAAAGTAAACTGAAACAAAAAGGCAAGTTCTCCTTAAAGAATATGCTTGCCACTTTTGGTTTGAATTTCAATAAAAATGAAAAGTCACCAGAGGAGCAAGCAGCGGAAAGAATGGCTCAGATTTACGAAAGTGCTAAACGTACTATCGTAGATTTTTATAACACATTGATTCAAAATAGACAGGCTGCCATAGATAAGGAAAAGGAACAACGACTCACTTTCATGGAATCAGAAAAAGCCCGTCGTTTAGAAGGTGCTAAATCACAAGCCGAGAGAGATACTATTGAAAGGAAGTATCAAAAAGAAAGAGAAAAAATTGAACGTGAGGCATTCGAAAAAAGAAAGAAGTTACAAAGGGCACAGGTTAAAATTCAGCTTGCACTTGAGCTTGCAAGTATAGCAGCTCAGGCAGCAGCTAACCCTACAAATGCTTTAACCTTCGGTGCATCTGGTATAGCACAATATGCCATTTTAAGTGCTATGGCTATTGGTAGAAGCATTTTTCAATTGAGTCAGATCAATGCTCAACAATTCGCTGGAGGCGGTAAGGTACAACCCGTTAAGCTTGGTGCCGGAAGAATAAAAGTTCCTAGCAACATACCACAACTTGCTAACGGCGATAGTGTACTAGCTACAGTAAAGCCTAATGAAGTGATACTAAATGAACAACAACAAAAAGCTCTAGGCGGCGATAATACATTTGCTTCAATTGGAGTACCAGGCTTCCAACGTAGCATAAGCCCCAATTCCAGCAGTCGGATGTATCAATATTTTGCTTCTGGTGGTACACAAGCACCCATTTTGTATGTTGATGGTAATGGAACTTTGAAATCTACACAATCTGAACTGGCATTTGATACTATTAATGAGCTATCAAACAGAATTGATGAAGTAGCAGGTTTGGTAGAAAAGGTTGCAACATCAGTTGCTGCAAGTGATAGAAAACCTGTTGTTGCAAATGAAGTACAAGCAAAGGGCAACGAGTATATTGCAGCATCCAAAAGAGGAGATTTTTAACCATGCATCCACCATTGAAAGACTTACAAAAACTAGCTTCTTCTAATTGGGATGATTTTGAAAGCTTAGTGGGCAAAAAAGCCATTATTAAGGCTTTAGTGGTCATGTACAGACGGAGCGGGTTATCCTATGGCCAAATACAACAAAAGCTAAAAATCGACAAATCTGCTGCTTGTAGAATATATCTTAAGTGGCATGATGAAACCGTTGCGAAAAAATCAACGCAAGTTTCTATTTGATTACTTTAGTAGTCAAATTAATTCAATTTTTGGGGCAGTAAATCAACTGCCCCTTTTTATGTCGCATATCAAAAGTTTCAAAGTAGGTGTAAAGAATGTAGTAATAGGTAATAATGCTGTTGAGAATGTTTTAGAAATACACATCCTTGATACTGTTCAAGACAAAACCTATTTCGATTGGTGGACTGGTGAAATGTATGTTGAAAATCTGGTTGAGCAAGTGATCAATGAAGTAAAGCGAAATGAACCTAAAAACATTAAGCTGATTATTGATAGTGAGGGTGGTGATGCTCAAAAGGGTTTAACCCTCTACAACTTTCTAAAATCATACAAAGCCAAGGTTGAAACAGAAGTGATTGGAATGGCTGGCAGTATTGCTAGCGTTTTAGCGATGGCAGCAAGTCCTGGTAAGTTATCGATTGCTCGCAACGGATTCGTAGTGATTCATCGTGCTTGGGGTGGCGCTATTGGTAATAGCGATGATTTGAGAGCTGCTGCAAATATGATTGATAAATACACCGATCAGATTTGCGACATATATGCCCAAAGAACAGGTAAGCCAGTAGATGAAATTAAAGGCCTCATCGCAAATGGTGATTATTGGATGACGGGTGTTGAAGCACAGGCACAAGGCTTCGCCGATAAAGTGTTCAACGATAACCCACAGTTTCAAATTGCTGCAAGGGTACAAGGCCTTGATAAGCATTACAAAAATGTTCCCCAAAACTTAGTTCATACTGAACCACCGGCACCTAAAAACGAGCCGGTACATTCTCAAACCGAGCAAACATTTTTTATGGAAATCAAAAAGCTGGTAAGCAATTTCATTAATGGCTTAAAGCCAAAATCAACAAAAGAAGGTGAAGAACCACCAACTCCTAGCAACGAAGTGAAAACATTTTCAGAAGCAGTTGAAAAACCGCTTGAAACGTTTCTTACTGAAGTTCAAAACGAGGTATCAAAAGAAGCTAAAGAACAAGTGAAAAATCACTTAGATACCAACGATAGTTTCAAGCAACTGATGCAAGATGTGAAAAACTTAAAAGATGAAAACACTACACTAAAACAACAAGTTAAAGACTTGATTGGCGGTGAAGGTGGTGCGAGTGGCGATGGCGGTGGAAATACATCAACTACAATGCGTGGCCGTTTTGTTTAATAGCATTCATTTTTCAACCCTATAACCTTTAATTAAAATGAGTTTTAACGCTGTCAACCCTGGCGTTCTGAAAGATAAATTATTTCAGAAAGGATGCAACTGTCAGGGTTTCATTCCAAACCTAACGTTTACTTACAACAGTGCTACTGGTGTTGTAGTAGTAACCGATGCATCCACATTTCCTGCAGGCGATGCTATCAAACGTATTAATGTACTAGTACATGATGAGTTTGGTAAAAGTGTACCTGGTACTATCACAGCTGCTGGTGGTAATACAGGAAGTATCACAGTAACAACACTCAACAGAACACGTTCATTACGTATTACTGCAACGGTGCAAACACAAAAAGAGTGTATCAGTGATGGTTCTGCTAACAATATCGGAGCATCAGGGCAGCTTGCTTATTGGAGTGAAGATTGGAAAACTCAACTAGCAGGATAAACAGCAACTAATTCAATCATCAACACTTTTTTTAAATGAAAAAATACGTTATCACATCCGAAGAGTTTGCACAGGTATACATTGATCCATCCTTTCAGGATTTGGTTCCAACAATGCCTTACAACAGCACACTTTTTGACTGGACACCTTACGACTTAAAAGGTAAGACAAGTACTCAAATTATCAATTTAAGACGCACTGGAAACATTCTTCAAAGAAGAGATGCTAGCTGCGATTTGAATTATAAAAACTTCATGGGTACAGCCTTACGTAAAATGACTATCGATGAGGTGTATGCAGCTACACGTCATTGTCCACACAGTTTCTATCAAGGAGCTTTAAAAGATTTCAGAAAAAATGATCCATTGTTTGAAAAGAACATTGAACCATTCTTCAGAAGTGCAATCAGTACCGATCTTTTAAGTAATGGATACTTTGGCAGCCTTAATAGAGTACAAAGCCCTACGAGTGTTTATAACACAACCACATATAAAGGTGTACTGGAGTGGTTAAAGGATTATCAAGCTGCGGGTGTACTACCAGCGAACCAAGCTTTCACTATTAGCAATGTTGATTTACGCCAAAATCCAGCCACAGCATTAGCTGTGCTTGATAACGCATACAATAAGCAAAACTTATTAATGCGTAATATGGCTCCAGCAGATAAAGCATTCTACGTTTCTCAAAACATTGTAGATGGTTTAGAAAACTATTATCGCTCACTTGGTCAAACTACGCCAAACCTTGTTGCTCAATATCAAAATGGCGTAAAGGTTTACGCACATAACAATGTTATCATTTTAGTAGAACCATTGTTCGAACCAATCTTAGCTGAGTTAAGTGGTAACCCTAACGCAGCATTGTGTATCCTAACGCTACGCGGCAACTTCAGCTACGGCTATGATAGCCTTTATGGCGAAGGGGAAAACCTTGATGAAGCTTTCCGTTTATGGTATGACGACAAGGAGCTTTCTTGGTACTACCAAATGTTCTTGAAAGCGGGTACACAAGTTGCGCTTCCTGAGCACGTTGTTTACGGAATCACTGCGTTCTAGTATACCTATCATAAAACAGCAACTGCTACTAACCCTGATAAAATTTTTCAACCCTAATTCCTTAATCATGTTGTCAATCAACATTCGTCCATTGGCGAAAGCATGTAAAAGAACATCTGGCGGTGTGAGCCGTATTTGGATTTTCGACCCAGATGACTTTTCATTTACGCAAGCTGCAAACAACCCAGTCACCGGTCCGCAGCCATATTCAGCAATAACCTTGCGTAACGCAGGTTCTGGTGCAACTGCAACAGCAACATTAACAACCAATACAGTTACTGCAATAAATGTAACTGCAGGTGGTACAGGTTACTTAACTCCACCAGTAGTTCAAATTACAGGTGGTGGTGGTACCGGTGCAACAGCTGTAGCAAGTGTTGCCGGCGGCCAGGTTACGTCAATCACAGTTACCAACGGCGGTAGTGGTTACACAACTGCACCTACGGTAACATTGGTTTCAGGAGCAACCGCAGCTGGCGGAGCTCGTATGTTTCCCATTCAATTCAACAAGAATGGAAACGAAGCCGAATATACCTACAAGCAGAGCCGTAAGGGTGCCTCAGTAAAGTACGAGCATCAGATTCAGTTTTTCTTGGATGATATTGATCAGATGGTTGCTCAATGGAACCAAACCATTGATGATGCCGGTGCTTGTAATGGTATTGGAATGCTCATTCAATTGAACAGCGGTAAAATTTTTGTTGCTGGCGAACGTTGGGTAGGCGGCTTACCAGTTGATATTCCGCTTATCATGCGTCAAGACGGCAGCTCTGGTACATCTGGAAAAATGTTCGATGATGCCAACGGACAAGACACCATCATCAAGGGTGATTTTGGTCGTAACCTTTATGAATTCAACGGTGGTCTTGCCTCAATAACGGCCTTAGAGTAACCCATTATTTAACGCCATAAATCAACACCTATGGCTCTAAAAATAAAAAAAGAATATCTCACTAGAGTGGTGGCTTTCAACAATAGTGGAAAGCCACTCGGTGAGAGAAACGAGTCTGATTTGTTAGACCTAGCCATTTTGGCTAGAAGTAGTAATGATCAGCTCTTGCTTGGAAGCTTCGATGGTGAAGTACCTACCCTCGAAGCCTTACAAAAATTAAAAGGTGCTACTATCCCTAAACCCTAATAGTTGAATATGCCAGGAAGTAATCGAAAAATTGTGGGCAACACTAGAAAAAGTAACACAGTAACCGTTCAAAATGAGGTTAAGCTAGATACGCACCAACCAATTCCATTCGAGCTTTCTGGCAATTCATTCTATTTCTTTGAAGGTGGCGAACGTTACATTCCATACCTAGATAAGAACGATAACTTTTTCAACACGCTTTTAGAGGCAAAGCTGCTTTCTGTAACCCAAAGTACTTGTGTTACTACACGTGCAGATTATTGTTCCGGTAAGTCTATTACGATTGATGAATTGAAAGGTCGTAAACTCTTAGAGGTTGATCCTTCACTAGACGAGTTCATAACAAACATCAATAATCGGAATGAAACACTGCATGAGATTTGCCATGAAATCAATGACCATTTAGATACGTTTGGTAACTGCTGGATTGAAATCATTAAAGGTCAAGTTGCCAAAGAAAAGTTCGTTAAAGTATATGTTTGGAATACACCTGAGTGCCGCCTTGGCAAGCCTAGAAAAGGGGAGGACGTTCCAACTTTTGTAATTCGTTCAAAGAAATTGCTACGTGGTCAAATGCGTGATTTCGATGAGGTTACTAAACGCCCCATCCTTAATACCAAACGCCCTAACGACAACAAGTACTGGGTGAACGAAAAAACAACTTTGAGAACAGTAATTTTCTTACGTAGAAAAACTGCTGGCTACCCAAACTATGGTTTACCCATTGGTATTAGTGCGTTACCGCAAATGCTGATTGAATACAAAGGTGCACGTTACAACCTTGACAATTTCGATAACAATCTTTCACCAGGTGGTTTCATAGGCATCAAAGGTTCAATGACAACAGCTGAAGCAACCAACAAGTCAAAGACAATCAACCAACAGATTGTAGGACCTGGTAAAACAGGTAGATGGGTGGTAATTGCGGATGAAAATGGATTCGAATCTTTCGATGTTAAGCCTTTTGATAATCAACGCGATGGCTCTTATACAGAACTAGATAAATCTGTGGAAGCAAAAATCATATTGGCCAATCAATGGAATAAAGTTCTAGCGGGTATTGATGATGGTAGTGCTTTAGGCAAGGGCTCAGGTTACATCAAAGCAGTGTATGATATAGCACTTAAAAAAGTGATTCTACCAAGGCAAGAGTTTCTACTTCAAAATTTCATCAAACCCCTGATGGAGATATGTGATGATTGGATGGGAACAAAATTCGCATCCTACACATGGAAGTTCGAAAATCTCACACCAGCAAGTTTTTTGACACTCATTAAGAATATTGATCCTGCCATAAAAAAGAATGAAGTACGTGAAGAACTAGGCTTGGACAAAGATGAAACGAATGGAGAGGAATACATGCAATCAAACAACTTGAACAATGGCAACAATCAACCACCTACACAGGGAAACATTAATAACAGCACCGGAAGTAAAGAGAGTAACTAATGTTGCTTCACAGTTAAGTGATGATAGAATCAAAAAGGTAATCATTGTAGCAGAGGAGCGCTTTGTAAGAGATATTCTTGGATATGATTTTTATGAGTCATTACTAACTGAAAAAAACAAGTTTGTTACAGATAGTAATAAAGAGCAGCTACAAAATTTAGTTCGTGCCGAAAACAAATCGCAAGATGTTTTATTTGGAGGTGAGCTAATCAATAGTGCAGGATTGCTGAGTGAAGCAAATAAGAACCTTTGGAGAAAGCACTTATGGCAGCTAACTGCAGAGTGTGTTATGATGGTTGCATACCCCGATAATTATGCTGACTTAACCAGTCAAGGTTTAGTGCACAACACGCCAAAGTTTGATAACCTGCCAATGGGAGCTGGCGCCATTACGCCAGACCTGTCAACACTTAAATACCTGCAACAGAACATCCTCAAAGGCAAAATAGGTCCATTAATTGAGAACATGCACAAGTTCATTTGCAAGCAGAAAAATCTATATCCCTTATACGATAAAAACTGCGACTGCGATGCTAGTGGAAGAAGCTACGAGGGAAATGGGCCGATGATACTCGATATCTACCAAGACTTTGAAAACAATGATTGCCAATGTCAGTAAAAAATATCTTGATTGGATGGCTCAAAAAATATGGTTGGCTACCAACCTCCATAGCTGAAGCAAAACTTTCAGCACTAAGGCTAAAACAATGCAAGCGATGCGACCATGTTAAAACGAGCAAGGCTTTACAATTACTCAATGGTACTGCCAACTATGTAGAAAATCTAAGCTGTAAAAAATGTGGTTGTCCCTGCGAACAAAAAACATTGGTAGTTAGTGAACACTGCCCAGAAGGAAAATGGTAACAGCATTTGATATCAGATATACAAGCGGTTATGGGAGGTCACCGGGTATTACAATTCCTGTATTGGATGGATCAGGTAATTGGATACAAACTTACCCCATAGAAATTTTTAATGAGGCCAATCAACTCTTGGGTACTGTAGAGAACCCTGATGAACTTATTCAGCTGTGGAATGCAGATAGCTACAACAGTGCTATAGGACGAATAGAAATTGATGTTGAGGCTACCAAATTCTGGTTCATTGGTAACGGAGGTAGAGGATATATCCTAGGTAATAGTAAGCCAATTGGCGATTTCAATTCAGATTTTTCAAACGACTTTTTTATTTAAACATGAAGAAACTTATCATCATAGTAATAGCTTTTATAGCATTAAAATCGCAAGCACAAGCCATTACCGATACAGGAAGTTTAAGAGCATTTATCAATGCCAATATTGTACCCAACGGTAACCGTCAAATTACGGCTGCTATGCTCAATAAAATACTTACAGGAAACATCAATGTGTTACCCGGGCTACTAAGACCTTATGTTGATAGCATCTGGATTAGTGGGGGAAATTTGTTTGTTAGAAAAGGGGGGATTACTAATCAACAAGTAATTAACGTCTCTGGCAATGGTGGAGGGCCATTGAATTACATTTCTGACAGTACTAGATGGCAATCAAGTTTAAAGTCAATTTCATTCACAAAAGGAACAGGGGCATATAATTTTTCATTCTCAACTCACTCAAATACAGTTACAAATCTATCTGCTAACTGGCTTACTCTTAATGACGTTCTATTCACTGGCAATACTAGTTCGGTTACTCCAATTGTTCCTAGTTATGCAATTCAAAACACAGGTTCAAATTTTTTAGGAACGATTTCTACTACAACATTAACAGCTAATAGGAATTGGGAGCATCCAAATAAATCTGGTACATATGCATTACTTGACGACATCCCGAATACAAGCTTATTTGCTACCACCTCAAGCGTTAATGCTGCACTTCAATTAAAAGAGAATAGTATTAGTGCCATCAACACTACTAGAAGATATTGGAACGGTTATAAACAGTTTGTAGTTCTTAATACCGACTCAATATTTGAAGGGAGTACCAATCTTTACTTTACTGAATCAAGAGCAAGAGCCGCAGTAGTTCCAGCAACGATAGACAATTTACCTATGAGTGGAACACTAGTTTGGGATGTTCAAAATAAAAATTACGCCTCTGCCACAATTACACTTACAGGAAATATTTCAAGCTTCAGTATCAACAATGCTTTAACTAATGGAATTTATATTCTAAGGGTTGTTCAAGATAATGTAGGTAATAGAAGTATTTCAGGATGGTCGGGTAACATTAAATGGCCCGGTGCTATAACCCCATCGTTAACCACTGTCCCAAATGCAATCGATGTAATTAGTTTCTGGTTTGTTAATCCAAATTTCAATGCAACATACGCTTATGATTTTCGCTAAAAAAATAGTTTTTGTAATTGGGCTATTGATATGTAACATATTGAGCGCTCAGAATCAATTCTTTCATGCCTCTTTAGATCAGGACAGAGATGCACTAGCTTTTGTTAACAATGCAGGAATTAACAATGGCCGTAATATAAGTGCAATATTCTACTTAGTAAAAGAATTAAAAAGAAGTGGACTCTGGCAAAAAATGTTTGCCATATATCCAATGATTGGTGCTAATGCAACTAGTCATAGCTACAATTTGAAAGATCCGAGAAATTCTAGTTTAGCACTAAGGCTACAATTCAATGGTGGTTGGAGCCATAATGAAATAGGTGCTACGCCTAACGGCATTGACGGATGGGCCAACACATTTTCTGGTAACCTTTTCTTAACGCTTTACACAGGCAATTTAAGTTTTGGATATTTCTCTCAAACGAATATTAATACACAACAAGCTAGATGCTATGAAATGGGTTATGAATTCGCACCTGGCGCCCAATTCGATGATAGTAGTTATACCACTGCTCTAGCTATCAAACATGGTAGCAGTGTAACCCCTGTAGGAGATCAAAATTTTTCGGAAGGTGCAATTGCAAGTAGTTTCAATTTAAACAGAGCAAGAACTAATCAATTGAATTCCTTTGACGGTTTTTTTGCAGTTAGCTGTACAAATGCAAGTGGAGTGAAGCTATTTAGAAACGGTCAAGTAATTGCAGCCACAAATAACGCACATCAAAGTTTTTCTATTTCTAACATTTACTTGGGTGCAATTAATAGGATAACTGGACCTAATAGTTCTTTTGCAGCTAACTTTAGTAATCGAACTTGTTCATTTGCTTATATAAGCTATGGTTTATCAGATAATGAGGTTCTCATTTTAAACAACATTATTGCTGTTTGGCAAAGCTCTTTTAGGATATCAGATCCAGATGCACTTCAATTTATTAATAATGCAGGCATAACAAACGCTAATCAACGTGAAGCAATTAATAAGTTGGTTACTAGGCTTAAATCAGATGGATTATGGAACAAATTACTTGCAGTGTATCCTATGGTTGGAGGGAACGCCACAGCTCACTCTTACAACTTAAAAGGAAGTAGTTACTTGCTTTCATTTTTTGGAGGATGGACACATTCTAATACTGGTGCACTTCCAAATGGCACCAATGCTTATGCTAACACATCTTTAAATCCTGCATCGGTACTTAATCAGGGTAGTGCATCAATGGGGTATTATTCGGGTACCGATAATACTACTAGCGTCAATGAAATGGGAGTATTTGATAACAATTCTCGGACATTATTAGGGATTGGAAGAACCACAATAGACGCACGCTTAAACACCGGAGTTACTACAGTTTTTACTTTAACCATTTCAAGCACACCTACAACAGGCTTGTATGTTAGCACTAAAACAACTGAAACAAATGTTAGAATCTTCAGGAATGGAAGCACTTTAGGAAATGTAACTGTAACCTCTGCTGGTCCGTCAAACGGAAGCATATACATAGGTGCTCGAAATAATAATAGTTCTGGAACAAATTTGGCGAATAACTTTTCAAACAGAGAATGTCGATTTGCTTTTATTGGACTATCACTATCTGATACAGAGGTTACTGCAATCTACAATTCTATTCAACAATTTCAATCTGATTTAGGACGTGCACTTTAAATCTATTCCTATGAATACTGTTTATCAATTAACACCAACACAAGCAGAAGCTTTGAAATCCACAGAAGTAACACCTGGCAACTTGTTCAATCCAATTCAAGATCAACAAGACCGTTGGATTATATCCAAAGAAGAGGTGGAACAGTGTAACATTCCTTGGGTTAAAACGCTACTCCCAATTATTTACGAACCTAAAACCGATTCTTCACACTAAACCGTGAAGCCATGCCTAAACCATCATCAATGAAATCAGCATTCATTTTCACCATCCCAATTTTGTTTTTTAAAGCAGTAGCATTTCCTAGTTTATCCTTGTTGCTTTGGATGATTATTGCAATGGTACTCGACTTTATCACCGGCATTATTAAAGCGGTGTTACAAAACAAAGTGCGTACTAGCTCAGGCTACCGTAAGAGTGTTATTAAAATCATACAGTACCTTGGTAGCATCGGTATTTGTGTTATTCTAAACCACTCAGCCAAAGAGAACGGCTATATTGATGTACAAAACATACTGAAGTGGTTAAACGATGGCCTACTCATTTTCATTATCTACATAGAGGTTACCAGCATTTTTGAAAACCTGTATGCCATTGATGGTAATAGTACGTTTGCCAAGTTCTTTATCAAACCCATCCTTAACCTACTCACATTTCAATTAAAAAACAATCCAGTAACCAAAGCTGCAGATGCTCAAAAGGTGTTGATGGTGGCATTGTCTTTCGCTGTTGTTGCTTGTAATACCACCAAAAAGAGCAAGCATAGCTACAAGGCAAAGATTGACAGCACTTACGTAAATAAGGTAGACAGTCAGGCCAATACAACGGTGACAGCTGTTACCAAAACAGCGAAGGGCGAAACAGTCAAAGAAACTTGGGAGTGGAAATTTCCACCTTTCCCAACCGTAACAACCAATCAAACAAAATTGGATAGTCCTGTTGCTGGTTTGCCTAATGTATTGCATTTACCGCAAGGTGTACTACCAACCAGTATTACCTATACGAAGGAGCATAGCAAAACCCAAAACGATAGCAATGCGAATACTACAACAGCGGCCGGCAGTATTACGAAGCAACAATCGGGTAAGGTTACTAGTTCTGTTGTACAAAGCGATAGTGGTAAGCAAACCCAACGATGGCCTTGGTGGCAGATCATACTAGCTATTGGTTTATTGTGTGCTGGGGTGTATGTAGCTAAGTATGTATTTGACATTATTGTTCCACCCTTAAACATTCCAGATGATGAGCAGGCTTAGTAACAACTTCACGTTAACGCTTTCAAAGCAATACATTCAAACACTCATTGTTGATTTTGAAATTGGGAGCAACGAACACTACCGTAGAGAACTACACAAACCAACATGGCCAGGCCTTAAAAGTGGTGTTACCATTGGTAAAGGGTACGATTTGGGTTACCGAACCGTACAACAGATTCGCAGCGATTGGGGTGGCTTGCTTACGTCTGGTGTTATTGAGGTGCTGTGTATGGTGGCGGGGTTGAAAGGTGAACGGGCAAAAGCTGCATTAGATGGCAATAGAGTACTACAAACAGTAAGCGTACCATTGAGTGCAGCCGATAGTGTTTTTTACAAGGTTACACTGCCTGAATTTGCCCGAAATACCATTCGGGTGTATAGGGGAGTAGTAAGACTACACCCGATAGAACAAACCGCAATTTTGGGGCTGGTATACAACCGTGGTAACGATGTAGACGATACCGACCGTAGAAGAGAAATGCGAGGTTTGATTGATGCCATTTTGAAAGATTGCGACAGAACCATGGCAACTTTAATCAGAAGCATGCGGCGGTTATGGGTAGGCAAGGGGATGAATGGTTTAATTCGAAGGAGGGAGGAAGAAGCGGCAGCAATTTTACTACCCGATACAATTCAATTACCAGAAAGTGACTTGCTTAGAATTACGGTGACGATATAAAAAAGGTGTATCGAATCAAAGTGTTAAATCTGAAAATAAAAAAGTAAAAAATCAAATTCCCACTCTATATTTACAATAGTTGAAACGAAATTTTATCACTCATTCATGTGAGTGACGTTAGCGAAGCTATGATTAGTTTTCTTAACCAGCTGTACCGTACAAGCTAACTAAATACAAACTATTTGATTGGCATTCTTGCTGAATGCCTCCTTCCCTTCAGTTTTACTTAAGAAGAATTATAAACCGAAAAATTCATTTTATGAATAAGGTTGTAAATGAATTGTTTACTCACTTGTATAACATAAAGTTAGTATTCGCAGGTGAATTAAACATCGAAAAAGACCCTAGTATCGATATAGCTAATTTTGACCCAATCGATACAACTCCTACTGCATACACTGATAAGGAGAATTACTCTAAAGATAGAAAGCAGATTTCAAGAGATTTGAGAAAATCGCTAGAAGAAAGAAAAAAGCAACTTTCTATTTGTCAATAGCCGTTTTATTTGGATAACAAATGGGGAAACTAAAAAGAGAAATAAAAGGTCATAGAAACCAAGAGATTCAGCAGTTTCATCATAATGAAGAACTTGATGACAGCCTATTGCCTGACGCTCAAGAAATTGGAAGATTAAGAGAGTTCGATCCTTCAATTTTAGAATGGCTAAAATCGAGAGCAGAAAAAGAACAAGATTTTAGACACTCCACTTACAACCGAAGACTTTCAATATCCGATAAAGTAAATAAAAGAGAGCATGATTCAAATAGAATAGGTGTATTCATATATTTTCTTATAGTTCTAGCATGTATAGCTTGTTCTTTTTTATTGATATGGAATGATAAAAACCTTGAAGGTTCAATTTTCGGTGGAATAACTTTTATTTTTGCAATTGCAGTGTTGGTAACAAAAAAATCGAATACTCAACAATAAATAAATCAATAAATCAAATCAAAAAGGCTACATTACTGTAGCCTTTTTTCGTTTAAGATGTCCCCTTTAAAACAGTTACCCACAGATGTGAAGAAATTGAATTAAATTATGTGTAAGATTTTTAAAAAAATATGTATCATTGTGTTTTAATAACAAAAGGAACGCCGCTACACGTTCCTTTTAAAAAAAAACTATGACACAATTTTTACCAAACGTACAACTTTCCTTCAATAATAGTTGGGGGAAAAAGATTGTTCCAAGCGAACAACAGTTTATAACTGATATGATTAGCGAGATGGGAGGTATCGCAAAAGCTTTTTACATTTCCTATGAAATAACTCGGAATAACTGGAATCAGCTAGATTTTAATGCTAGAACTCCAAACAGATTTGCAGTCGAAATGCAAGGAAACCTCTTATCGGAGATAGCTCAAAAAACAAAACTTGTATTCAAGACAAAAAAAAATCTTCGTTATTTTATTGATTCAGGAAACAAATATGAAATCCATATCAAAAAATTAACTAGTAAAAGTTTATCGCCAAAGTATCATCATACTAATACAAGCCTAAAACGTCTTAATCAAGTAAAAACAAATCAAAATGATGTAAGAACAATTATCTATATAGGTTATACTTTAGATCGAAGAAAGAATTTAACGGGTCTTTACATAGTTTGTCGAAACATTGATGATGTATTTTGGAAAATTGATTTATCTCAATTTGCACAACACAATACCGGTATAGGTAACAATAGCCTTAACATCCCACAAACATCTAAACCACTTGTAAAACCCAAGAATAATAAAGGCAGAGGGTCAAAAACTGCATAATCAATAGATTTTTACTCATACCTATGAAAACCCCAAAAAAAACAAGCACGTATGAGTCAGACAATTACAAATGATCTCCTGATTTTAGCTAGAGAGTCCAGAGGACTAACCCAAAACGATCTGGTTGCTAAAATTGAGGGGTTAAATCAGGGTAATTATTCCAAGATGGAAAAGGGATTACTCGGAGTTTCGGAAGTAATGTTAGAGAAAATTGCCACGACTTTAGATTTCCCTTTACATTACTTCTTTGAAACTTATAATCAGCCGCCAATTGCAAGTTTCTATTATAGAAAACGGCAAAGCATACCCAAAAAGATACTTAGTAAATTTGAAGCTAGATTGAATCTTTTCAGAATAGTTCTTGATAAGCTTTTCGAAGATATCGAACTCCCAGATTTACAATTGCCAGTAATCGAATCGGAGAGTGATTATTCTCCTTGTCAGCTAGCGGGTCACGTTAGAGAGAGACTAGGTTTTAATCGAGGACCATTAACCCAATTAGTATCAAAGCTCGAAGAAGCAGGTGTGATAATCTACTTTATTGATGATTGTCCTGAAAAATTTGATGGGATTGCCTTAATAACCGAAAAAAATATACCAATTATAGTTGTCGATGCAACTATACCTAATGACAGGAAACATTTTACAATTGCCCATGAGCTTGGTCACCTTGTTATGCACATTTTCAACAAACAAAGAAATCCCGCATGTGATGTTGAAAAGGAAGCCAACGAATTTGCGGGCGAATTATTAATGCCAGAAAACGAGGTTTATGAAGACTTGGTAGATCTTAAATATTCTAAACTCAGCCATTTGAAAGAGTATTGGAAAGTATCGAAAGCAGCCTTGATATTCAGAGCAAACTCACTCGGAACTATTGATGAGAACAGGTACAAAAGCCTTTATTTTGATTTATCAAGATACCAAGAACGAAAAACAGAGAAAGGATTTGTTCAAATCGAAGCCCCAAGGTTTATAAATGAAATAATCGGATATTACGAAAACAACGCTGAATATACCTTGTTGGAATTGTTGGAGTTTTTGAGCATTTCAAAAGAAGATTATTTAGGGTTCTTTAAGAACAGTAAGTTTCGTCGTTTAGCAACCCCCAAATCCAAGGTATTCCCATTAAAAGCTTATTCAATGAGTTCAAACTAAAGGTTGGAATAATCCAACCTTTAGTTTATAAATGAATGGTTATATTTTTTTCTGAAATAAAACTTTCATCCACCACACGGCCACGCTTTCGGATGCTTTCTACTGGCCAGTAGGTAAGTGCCTCACCAGGAATGGCGTAGTTGAGTATGTCGGTGATGGCTTCTGTGGAGCTGTTGGGGTTAAGCCATGTCGCTTCCATGGCGGGGGTAATCATGAGCGGCATTCGTCCGCTGTTCTCACCGCCGTTATGGATGCGACTCATGGGCTCGTTTGACGCTGTGGTGATCATAGTAAAGCTGCGAAGCTCTGTGTTGGTGCTTTTATCAAACCACTGCGTCCACAGCCCTGCAATGGAGAAAATCTTAGTGTCGGCTACCTTAATGTAGAACGGCACTTTTTCTTTTACCGTAAGGTGGTGGTGTTCATAAAACCCTGTACTGGGTATTAAGCAACGGCTGGTGGCTATGAGCTGCTTGAACGATGGTTTTTCAAAGATGGTTTCACGCCTTGCGTTCACCATTGAATTACTCATTTTAAGCCCATCTGTGAGGTTCTTTGTCCATTTGGGCACTAAGCCCCAATGAGCCGAAAAGCTTTGATTGTGGCGTGCTACACTGTCGTACGTAACAATATGCTGTGCGGCAAAGCCTGCCAGCATGTGGTAACTGCTTTTAAAATCAAGTTCTACACTGTTATCGGGCAGCTCGTAACGCTCTTCGTGTTCTTCTTTCGTTGCAAAATAAGAGTTGTCTCTACACATGGTTATTCGTTTTCGCCATCAATGGCATTGCTAATTAAGGCTATTACCTCGGCTGCCACCCGCGGATTGCCAACAGGTTTCCAGCGGTTGCCATCGTGAATTAGTTGAAAGTATTGTGTGCCATTGGGCGTTTGTGCCAGCACACTCATAGAGCCTGTGAAATCAAGTCCATCTACATCGGGGTATAAATCGGGTGCTACACTAAAGGCATACATACCGCCATTCCATTCGTAGTACTTGGTAAAGTGCTTGCCTGTATAATCTACCAGTTCACTGTTCGATTGCTCAATAAAATGCAGCAGCTTGGGCTTTGATTTACTCATAGCAGGTTGTTTTCACAAACTTACAAATAAGGAAGCCTTGTTTGTGTTTGTCGGTTGTACTTACGTAAATCTATGGGAAGCCCCACGATCAGTACAGTTTCATCAATCAAGCGATGCTCACGGAAAGCATCGTAGGTGTGAATGATCACATGCTCTTTTTGCTCTGGCCATGTTTTGAACATTTTTTTATGCGTGCCTACATAAAACTCATGTGCTTTCACCTGCCATTGAAGCACCTCATTCAAGCCACCGGTAGAGCAATATACCAACCAACAATAGTGATCGATATCGAACACGTAATAAATGCTGTTACCAAAGTGTGAAATACCGCTGTACGTAAAAACTGCATTTTCCATGGTGTAAAAATGCTAAACTTTTTAGCATTTTTACACGATTTGTACGTCTGAGTGTTTATATTGTTCTTTCATTCGTTCCATTTCACCGGGTGCATAATGCTTCATGGTGATTACGGGGGTAGTGTGCCCAGCACCAGCAGCTGCAATATGTATTCCATAAAGCTTCGCTGTTTCTTCTAAATTGCGATGTTTAAGCGAGTAGCAATCAGCCTGAATACCAAGCTTTTCCTTAATGTGCACCTTCCATCTGCGGGTAATTTGTTCGTAGCGAATTTTGTGTGGACCAGGTGCTAAGCCCTTGCTAAACAAATAGTAATCCTTCGGGTGGTTGGCGGCAAGTTCTTCCCACAAATGCAATACACTTGAGCGTATTGGTCTATACATTTCAGTATAATTCCTTCCTTTTTTTACCAATACCTTAAACCGACTTTCTTTAAAATCAATGTCACCAATTTTAATTGAAAGTAATTCTACAATTCTTGCCCCTGAGTGGAAGAAAACTTGAAGAAAGCGCCAAAAACTGTAATGCTTGTGAATCAACGCTTCATTGATGCGTTTGATATCATCAAGAGATATGATATCTCTAATTTTTTTAATGGTCTTTTGCTTCTTTATTTCTCTTGCAGGGTTCACATCCATTGCCTCCATTTCAACTAGTTTGTTGAATAAGGTCATTAAATAAGAACGGTATTTATTGTATCGGTGTGGCGAGAAATCGCCTTTAATACGCTCAATCTCTTCCAACAGCATCACAACATCCTTTCTCCTAATTTGTGCAATAGGCTTAGTGAGGGTATAAGTGTTAGTAGCTGCTTCTTTACATACACGAAGCATTGAATTCATATCAGCTCTGGTAGAAGCCTCTATTTTTAGCAAACTCAATACATGATCAAGGGCATCAATAAATAGGGTATTGGGATGTACATCAACATGAGCTTTGGGTTTTGTAAGCTGCTTTGTGATGGGGTTGTAACCTTCATGCTGAAGTAAGTGTAATTCATTGTCGAGAAGTATTTGCATGGCTTTTCTTCTCTCCATCAATTGCTTGATGTGATTAACACCCTTTACGATACATAACTTACCCGGCGAACGATGCTTAGGATTTGTTGCATGGGGATCACGAAAGTAGTACTGAATGTACCAGTCGGTACCAGTACTTGCACGAGCTTGTAACCAATTTGATGGATGTACTGAAGGGTAGCTGCACGTGCAACCATTCGGTAATAAAAGTTCAGATTGTGACTTCTTTTTCAT